ATGACCCTGCCTAACCTGATCCCTGGACTTGTCGACAAAAGCGTCGAATTCTTTGGTCACAACATGGAGGTGTACTGCATTCATGATGGGAGAACGATCGAGTATGCCGCCTTTCCAATGTGGATGCGTGAAATAATCATGCAGCACATGGAAACGAATCCGCACCTGGTGGCCGCGGTACGGAGAGAGAAGGTTGATTTCAGTGATTTTGTGAAGAAGTACATCTACCTGGTGTTCGGCAGGATTGATGGTATTCCTGATATCGCCTTAGACGGATCTACTAACCACGAGTTCTTCGCTTTCTCGAAACGTGAAATTGACATCCTCCGCTTGGTGCATCTGACCGATAAGGAGATCGCCGAACGACTGTTTATCTCGCGGGAGACTGTCCTTAGCCATTGGCAGAACATGCGCCGGTCGACCGGCCTCAACAATAAAATTCAACTCGCCATTTCGGCTTCAAAAAGAGGAATTATATGAATCAGATTATTGACGTAAAGAAGAGCCCAACCTGGACCCACTACATCTCTGCACTCGAGGTTGGCGAGAGCTTCACAGCTGACTATGATAAGATGCCGACCATAAGCCCCCTGATCTCAACCAGGATCAAGCTTAAGTTCCCGGATCGCCAATACAAAACCAGCAAGGAGAAGGGGCATGATGGTGATCTACTACGGGTTACCCGGCTGGAAGACAAGGAGGAAAGCAATGACAACTGAAGTAAACATCTCCGAGTCGCTGAACTCGCTATTGATCCAAATGCGACTGCTGGAATTCGTGCTAAAGTCGGCCAGAAAAAGAGCGATTAAGATCCAGTACAAAGTGTTAACCAACCCGGGAAAGTATTAAAACATGCTGCAGGTAGTTCACAAAACAGGTCCGGTAAAACGGGAAGTGGAAAGGGTGGAAGCACCGGCGCCCGCTCCTGCCCTACCGTTTCATAAGGATCCCGTTTACCTGGCTACCCTCAAAAAAACATTCATCGAGACCCATAATAGAAAGATCAGGGCACAAAAAAAGGCGGCTGCTCTAACAGACGCCTCCTCTAAATCAACTGCTATTAACAGTTAAAATAAGAACCATGTCAAAAGTAACAATTAATCAAATCACCAGCAAGGCCTTCCTCTCTAAAGGAACCTACCAGTTTGTGCGGGTGAACTTTAACCAGAGCGACAGGCGGTATGAGATCGATCTTGACCGGTCGGAGGTGAAAGAACACATCATGGAGAACCTTGAATCATATTCGTCATGGTTCGATCAGTACGGATTCATCAACTGGAGAAACGAAAACCCTAACGAAGTTGCCACTGAAATGGCTGCCTCGGTATGGCGGAGCGAATGGATCCTGGCTGAGATTATTGAAGCGTTGACAATTAAAGAGCTCGAGGAAGCAGAAGTGAAGGAGGTGTTGGTATGATCCTTTTCGTAACAGGATTCGATGTTCGGGCCAATCTACCGATGAAACTTGATGATCACCGGGCGGCCATTCTCAATAACCAAAGGTCATTTATCCGGCGGCAGTTTGACAGGGCAATCCTTGATACAGACGCATACGCTTGGATTCAAACCGCAAAGCTGCATGGCTTTTTCAAACTGGCAGCCGCCATGGAAGCGGATTTTAAAAGAGAAACGGAGGTACCGGTATGATCCAGAAGAAAATGAATGCTCTCGAACTCAAATTGTTCACAGCATTGACCGCCAAGGGCCAGCGGTTATCACACACGACCTGCCCAACTATCAACACCGTGCGTCCGGGCGGTATCTGCCACCAGGAAGGACAGCAACAGACGCTCGAATGCTCACTTAAAATTTTATCAACTCACTATGGTATTCGATGAAAAAGACTGGGCAAAATGCCCACTGGCGCGGCAGCGACGAAAAGAGAAACTGGACATGATCGTGACGCTTGTCGTCGCCGGAGTGGCCGCATTGGGAATGATCCTATCATTAATTTTTAACATATAAAAACCATGTCAGCAACAACACAAAATGTAATGGCCGTGCTCAAACAGGCAAACCCACTTGAGCTGGTTGAAATCGACTTCGTAAAAGATCGGTTTATCTCCCTTCACAATCAATTTACCGGATCTCAACGTGGAGATCAGGAGTATCACCTGCAGGTGTTTAACTACAAAAAAATGATGGCTGAAAAGCCGGAATTGCGGGACTGCTCTCCCCTATCGCTCTATGGCGCGTTCCTGGATATCAACGTAAATGGGCTGAGCCTGGAACAAGGCAGCAAACCGGACTGCTACATCACTCACCGATCATTTAAGATCGGCTCTGAAAACGGGCAGGACATATACGAAAAGAGAGCCCAACTTTCAATCTCGCCATACGGTGAACTTAAGATGCGCCTTCGCTCCGGTCAAATCAAGTACGCCGACAGTCCTGTCATTGTATACGAAGGTGACAAGTTCAGTGTTCGCACCACAGCCCAGGGCAAAACTGTCGATCACGAGGCAGTGATCCCCCGGACTTCCAAGCGGATCATCGCGTCTTTTATCAGGCTTGTGAGGGCTGATGGCACAGCGGATTTCTTCGTAATGACCGAGGAGGATATCACCAGGTTGAAAGGGTATTCTAACCGCAATAATCGCGGGAACGCTAATAGTGATAAGTCTAATGCTCTTTACACCTCAAACGGCGGTCAGATCGATCCCGGATTTCTCGCGGCCAAAACCATTAAACACGCCTTTCGAACTTACCCGAAAGTGGCCGTCGGGAAGTTCTCCGAAGTGGAGCCTGAGGAAGTGATCGTTCCAGGCGCTGCCGACTACGGCATCGACCCCGATCAATACTCCGCCAACGCGACAACAACCGATATCACCCATGAGGAAGTTCCCGCTGATGATTTTGACGCTGCTCTAAAAGCTGAGTTATCACAGGAGGAGGAAGTGTTGACCATCGCAGATGATGAAGACGAGCCAAACTTCAATTAACAGAACCAACTAAAATAAGAACCAATGTCAACTGCAGAAACACAAACATCAGTCATCAGGGTGGAGGAAATTACCTCCATTATGGCTGGCGCAGGCGCGATCCTTCAAAAGAACGAGACCTTGTCGATCGCCGCCAGCAACAAAATTACCGGCCTCTTAGATACGATCGAGGCCGAAGGCATGAACGCCGAACTGGATAAAGAGCTCAATAAATGGCAGGTAAATGCTAAACAGGCAGTCGAAGTAATGACCAAGCGCCGCGCACCCATTACCCAAATGGCCAACCAGGTTGTTAAAGCCTTCACCGCGCTAGAGGCGCCGCTTGATCCAAAGAAAGCGGACAGCTTTTATGCCCGGGCTCAAAAGTACCGCGATGCGTGGGCAAAAGAATGTGCCGACGCAGAAAAGCAACGCCAGGCTGAAATCCAGAAAAAGCAGAACAAGGAAAAGGAAAGGGTCACGCTTTCTGCCGAGATCGAGCGACAGTTCCGGGGCGCTTATCTCGGAAAGCTGAACGAGTTCAGAACGTTTTACACCGGCAAATTAAGCAAGGCCACCCTTGAGAACATTGAGGACGTTAAAAAGGTGATTACCGGCATCAAGACGGTATATCCACGAGATAAATTTAATGAGCTCTCTGTTACTGTAAACGCCGTCTACCATGATAAAATTGAGCTGGCCAGCCTGATCAATGGCGTAAGAACCACAATTTTCGACGAGCTTGCAGCGAACTTCCTCGAGAACATGGAGCATCTCCGTGAGCAGCTCATTGCTGAGATACCGTCAAAGAAAACCGAGCTGGAATCTATAGCAAAGGCCGATGCCGACACAAAAGCGACACTGCTTCAACAGCAACAGGAAAGAGAAGCTGCACAGAAGCAGGCGCAGTTAGATCAGGCCGCCGCTGAGAAAGCCAAATCGGACGAGCAGATTAAGTTGAACGAGAGCATCGGCATTACAAATACCCTTTTCGAAGCCGCTGCCGAGATGGCTGAGGTTCGCGAGGAAAATACCGCACAGGTTCGCCAGGGATACAAAATACTTGTTCATAACTCTGCCGGTTGGGGCGCCATCTTCCTTTTCTACTTCGAGAAAGAAGGTCAAAAACTGCCGGTAGAAGAGTTCGGCAAAAAGACCTTGAACCAAATGAAGGCATTCTGCGAAAAGCACGCCCACAAAACCGGTGAGAAGGTCGAAAGTGTAAACTTGGTCTACGAAGATGATTTCAAGGCTGTAGCTAAAAAGGAGGCATAATCATGGGGACTAATTTTGAAATACACCACAAGGTTGTGGATGGCAATCACATCTTAACCTTTAAGCCTGAGATTCCTAATAAAGGATATCCGCCTACCACTATCGAAGTAACTGAAGATCAGTGGAACTGCCTCCGGTATCATTTCGCTACCGGTGTCAACGATAAAACCGGCGAATCGATCTTAGCATACGTGATCTAATGGACGAGTTTGAAATCCTAAAAACCGCTATCAAAGCAAGGCTTGAAGATAACGGCTACCTGATCACGATCGAAAAAGCGATCGATCATGGACACCAGTACCGGCTGTCAACCGGGACAATAATTAACGCATTCAACTCGGGCAAGATTACCATTCAGGGGACCGCTGACCGAGACGCAAACCGCCTTTTTGGCTTAAAAAATTAAGATAATGACTTTAAGAAGTATCTCTGAAATGACTAACCGCGAGTTAGTTGATGTAATTAAGTACGACGATAATGCTTCCGAGCGCAACCGCGCCTGGGAACTGCTGGCCACGAAGAACCCGACGAACGAGCAGCTGACCTACATCATTCGCTGGTGCCCGGATGGCGACCTTAAGAACCGCGCCTGGGAACTGCTGGCCACGAAGAACCCGACGAACGAGCAGCTGACCTACATCATTCGCTGGTGCCCGGATGGCGACCTTAAGAACCGCGCCGGGGAACTGCTGGCCACGAAGAACCCGACGAACGAGCAGCTGACCTACATCATGGAATACTGCCCGGATGGCGATCTTAAGAACCGCGCCTGGGAACGTTTACGGGCAAATCTCGGGATTGTCGTCCCTGTTGATGAGGAAGTACTTATTAAAGAAATCGCAAATGCCGTCCTATCCCGTCCGGGTAGTTTAAAGATGGAGTCATGGCATTGTGGTACCTCGCACTGCTTAGCGGGATGGGCATGCGTGCTCAATCCGATTGCGAAGGAAATTGAAAGTAAACACGACACGAGGATTGCAGGAAGCGCTGTCCTGCCCCACTACGCTCAATTCTTTTACTCGGATAATGATCAGGTTCTTGAAATTCTTAAAGGCGTAGCCGGCAAATAAAATGGATCCGTACTACAGCCGCCCAGAGGTTTCACACAGCGACCTTACAGCATTGGAGAAATTGCTTTACGGAAGTGAAGATCGTGATCCTACCCATGCATATGCTTTTGGGACTTTGTTGGACTACATGATCACCGAACCGGAGAAAGTGAACTACTACAATCATACGGTCGCCGGAAGTGCCTACCAATACAACGATGATGATTTCGCCAGGGCGGCAATCATGAAGAGATCTTTCTTTAAGGATCAGCTTTGCAAGATGCTTGCCGGCGCCGCCTCATTTCAAGCGGTATCTACACGTTATGAATGGCCCATTGAGCATGCCGGTTTCGAATTCATTTTCTCGGCGGGTGTCCGTTGCAAATGGGACCTACTGGTTAGGCCTTGGAAGATGGGTGGCGATATTAAGTCAACGGTTTCCGAAACTGAGAAGCAGTTCGAAGCAGCCTGCCATCATTTCAACTACTTCAGGAGCAGAGCCTGGTATATGGACATTGAAGGCACTGATAAGGACGTGCTTATCGGGATAAGTAAGAAAAACTACAAGGTCTTCAAGATCGGGCTTGATCGCAACGCACCGCTCGGCACCAAGGCGAGAGATCTTTATGAGCTCGGTAAATCACAGTACCAAGAGCTTGCTTTCAAGTACTGGACACTTTTTGATGGAATAAAACTAGTAGCATAAATATGAAAAGAGTAATCACAATCAGCCCTGAGCAGCTCCAGGAGAAATTGAAAGCAGCTGCATCCGGAGAACGCCCCGAAGAAATAAAGGTTACGAAGGTGAAGATGAAGAAAGTGACAGCAGATCTTGAACTTGAGCGGTCCTTTATCATCACCGACGACGAAACCGGCGATCCTGTGCAAATCATCCAACCGATCAGCATGCCTGGCAAAAACATCGCGCACCCTGCACTGTTCGCCGCTGTTGCTTTGCTTCGACCACACCTTGCTATTCTTTCAGAACTGCCGGAGGCCGTCGGGTTGTCGCCGGAAGAACTGCTCGACAGCGAGACCGCACTTGAGAAGATATTCGTTACCGGGTTCACGATCGGTGGGGAAGGCGAAGCCGAGGGGGTCACACTTACCGGCTACAAAATTAACAAGCGGGGGAAAACTCAAAACCTGGTGACGCCCTTCGAGAAATACGAAGATTCTACCAACCAGTATGAATACTCGGTGGAGCTCGCTCACATCATTGGGCACTGCCAGGATGAAGCCGCTGCGTACTTCAGGGGCAAGATTGCTCCGAGCGCGCAGCTCGATATCTATGACCAGCTTTCGGATACAGATCAGGACGAAGACGATCCTTATTAACCAGGATTAAAAGTGCACACACACATAATACGCTCATCATAGGTGATGTAGCAGCGCCCGGTTCGCACTCCGGGCAGACGGGGAAAGGGTAGCGCTGAGTTGAACACTTCAATGCCGAGAAGTGTGAGGCAAACCAATGCTAATTGACATGGCCCGACGGTTTTATTTCGATGTCAAGATGCGAAACTGTTCAGCGCTGGTAAGAGACATAGCAGAATTGGTTTGAAAGGCGGTCCGGCCGGTGATCACATACCGGCACATGGCAAGGTGGCGAAATTGGTAAGTATCAAGGCTCTTAAGAACTGAAAAGTCAAGGATTGCAGATACAGACGCGGGAAGTGCGGGAACAAGCGCACGTGGAAGTTCCGGTACGGAGCACAATCGGCAAGGTTTTGCTAAAGAGGCGCACTCCGTACACCTGCAGGTTCGAATCCTGCCCTTGCCACATAACCACAGAGGGCGAACAAAGCACTGGTTATGGTATCGAACAGCAGCCCGCTCTATGTTCGGTATATCAACAAAAACGGGTAGTGCTCGCCTATAGACAGCAGATGTGCAATCCCCCGGTGTAAATGGCCGGGGGTTATTTAAGAAATTATGGAAAACACAGAAATAAAGACAGCAACCATCAATGACAGGGAGGTGATCATTGATGCCAGGGTAACCGACTTTAAAATCGGCCAGAAACCATCCAGCAATGTGGACTATTTCGGCACCAAAATGGGCGCCAAACAACTTTTCGTCCAATTTAAGAACGGGTCATCGTACATCTATTCGGACGTGGATGAGCATAAACTGATCAGCATTCATGCTGCGGATTCCGTCGGAAAATTCTTCAGCAAGGAGATCGCAGGCAAGTTTAGCCACGTCAAGGTGTTGGAACGATTGATCACAATTAAACCGGAAGAGTAATGTTTAATGATCATCGCATAAGGCAAATCTTTGCCAAGAACCTTAGAGGGATCAGGATGGCCAAAAAGCTTACACAGCAGCAGTTTGCTGACCAGCTCGGGGTATCTAGACCGACCTATGGATCGTACGAAGAAGCGCGGGCAACCCCGCAGCTGGCCTCGTTAATCGTGATTTCCAACACGGTAGGCTTCGACATGGCCACCTTAACTACTACTGACCTGTATGGCAAGGGAGGATCAAATGGAGCATAGCCATATTGAATGGACGGATCATACCTTCAACCCATGGTGGGGGTGCATCAAGGTCTCCGACGGTTGCAAAAACTGCTATGCGGAAACTCTTGATCGTCGGTGGAACGGTGGCCATTGGGGACCTGGTAGTCAGAGAAAAGCGATGAGCAATAAATACTGGCTCCAGCCTTTATTATGGGACGAAAAGGCGAGGAAAGCCGGCGTAAAGGCCAAGGTATTCTGCGCTTCGATGGCGGACGTTTTTGAAGGGCATCCTGATACGCTACCACATTTAACCAGGCTCTTTAGGGTTATTGAAAATACCCCGAACCTAATTTGGCAGCTGCTGACTAAGCGTCCGGAGAATATTGTTACGTTACTCAGGTCTGGAACAAACTGGATGTCGAAATTCCCAGATAACGTTTGGATAGGCACCAGCGTAGAGAATCAAAAAGCTGCGGACGAACGTATCAAACATCTTTCGCGTGTTCCGGCCAGTGTCAGATTTCTATCATGCGAACCTCTGCTAGGTCCGGTAGATCTCTCGACCGTTTTCGGTCTGTATGAGTTTGATGAAAACAAATACGCGTTAAAGGTAGGTTCCAGGTGGGCAGATTCTCCTGATTGGATCATTGCTGGCGGTGAAAGCGGTCATCATGCAAGGCCAGCACATCCTGATTGGATCCGGTTACTACGCGACCAGTGTGCGGGGGCTGGTGTACCGTTCTTCTTCAAGCAATGGGGGGAATGGGTTTCTGAATTTCATCCAGCTGCAGATGGCATTGTACCTACTGCCAGTAACCATTCTGACTCGTTTACTACATCCATTATGGATGGCCACGATTACTTAGGTCAATACATGATAAAGGTCGGCAAAAAAGCTGCTGGCGCGACTCTGGATGGTAAAGAGTGGAAACAATTTCCCGTTACACATAACTAAATATATCATGATTCAAGCATTTCCATTGTGTTGGCCAGGTAATAAGCCACGTACTTTAAAAGACAATAGATCACGCGCGTCATTCGGTAAAAAGTCGACTACCAGAAACGGCTATGACCAAAAGGTATCGCTGACAGTAGCCTCCGCGACTGATCGACTACTCAAAGAGCTCGACGCTTATACACGCGTCGGCTGCGATTACCGGGTTCCGCCGGAAAGCGTTATCATTTCGTGCAATGTTCCACCATCTAAGAAAGGGCGCCCATCATCCGGCATGGCGGAGCCAGAGGATCCCGGTGTAGCAGTCTATTTCATCCTGGATGGGAACAATTACTGTCTCCCCTGCGACAAGTGGAATCGTGTGGCCGATAACATCGGAGCTATTGCTGCTCACATAAATGCGCTGAGAGGTATCGAGCGTTGGGGAGTCGGCCAGAACCATGACGTTTATACCGGGTACAAGGCACTTCCGGAATCTGCCTCCGCATCATCCTGGAGACAAGTGCTCAACGTGTCAGCTATCGACGATCTGTTTACTGTGAGGTTGAGCTACCGCTCCCTGGCAAAGAAACACCACCCGAGCGTTGGCGGAGATGCTGAAAAGTTCCAACAAATACAAGAGGCCTGGGCACAGGCGCAACGAGAATTAGGTTAAAATTTTGCTCCGCGATATAACCGAAAGGTTATGTAGGTCATACACATCAAACTATAAGAACCAACATGAAAACAATCACATTACGGCAGCCTTGGGCCACTCTAATGGCCAGGGGCTACAAGAAATTAGAAACCAGATCCTGGGCGACCAAGCACCGCGGCCCGCTACTTATCCATGCATCGAAGCAGATCTCGAAAGCTGATCTTGAACTCTGCAAAATATACCCTTTCAATTTGTTTGTCGGCGATCCTGGCAAGCTTCCGCTGGGCTGCATCGTCGGTGCCGTCAACGTTACTGACGTTCACAGAACAGAGGATGTTGTGGTTAGCATCAATGGGCGCGAAAGGGCATTCGGAGATTACAGCGAAGGCAGGTATGCATGGAGGTGTATCAACGCGCAGGAGTTCGCTGATCCGATATACACAAAGGGAGCTTTGAGCTTATGGGATTACTCAGGCCAGCTGCCAGATCTGAAGGGGGATAACTCATGATCAACGGAGCAATTGAACAGATCGGCAACGTTTATAAAATCACTCTTTATAAACCGATTCCCCGGCTGCTGGCCGCGGTTAAGAATTTGCCCGACCGATGGTATGCTGAAAAGGTATGGTCGGTTCCGGCTCATCACAAGGTAGAAGTTGAACGATTCGCTCGTGTCTACGGTTTTGAAATGGGGAAACGGCCAGTGGAAAACCCCAATCAGCATTTTGTAATCCCCGAAATGCCGGAACTGCGGGTAAACATTCCCCTGAAAATGGAGCTCCGCCCCTACCAGGCACGCGGCGTCGCGTATGGGATCGAAAAGAAATGCTTTATCAACGGCGACGATATGGGGCTTGGCAAAACCTTTCAGTCGATTGCGACCGCGATCGCGCTCAACGCATTTCCGCTGCTGATAATTTGCCCGTCATCTGTTAAAGAGAACTGGAAGAGGGAGCTCATCAAGTTTTCCCATCTGAAAGGGATTGTCCTCCAGGATTCAATAAAGAACAGTTTCCCTGAATACTACCGCGTCGGCGCCGCCCAGGTATTCATCGTGAATTATGAAAGCTTAAAGAAATATTTTGTTCAGGACATTAAGAAGGATAAGAACGGCCGCTTCAAGATCAGTGATATTTCATTCGTCAAAAAGTATGTCGAATTCTTCCGGGGGGTGATCTGCGACGAGATCCACAAGCTGAAGGACTCCAGAACGCAGGCCTATAAATTCACCCGGGGAATTACTAAAGGCAAGGAGTTTGTGTTCGGTCTTACTGGTACCGCAGTTGTAAATAAGCCGATCGACCTGGCCAGCCAGCTGACTGTGGTGAACCGGTTGCAGGACTTTGGAGGGGTAAACGGATTTGTCGAGCGATATTGCGCGGGCCCAAAGCAAGCATCAAACCTTAAGGAGCTGAATTACAAGCTCAACCTGATCGGATATTACCGGCGAAACAAATCCGATCCGGAGATCAAAAAGCATCTACCGGACAAGTCGCGGCAGATTATTATTTGTGATCTCTCCCGGGATGCCCGCAAAGAATACAATCACGCTTTCAATGATCTCGGAAGCTATATGAAGCAGTATAAGGAAGCGACCGATCAGCAGATCCAACGGTCCATGCGTAGCGAGGTGATGGTGAGGATCGGGATCCTTAAAAACATCTCCGCCCGCGGGAAGCTGGCTGACGCTTTTGAGTTCATCGAGGATATCATTAGCCAGGGGCAAAAGATAGTAGTCTTCGCGTACCTCAATGACGTCGTCCAGCACGTCCAGGAACGTTTTCCGAAATCAGTAAGAATCACTGGGCAGGAGAACTCCCTGCAGAAGCAGGCATCTGTCGATCGGTTCCAAAATGATCCGAACATCAATGTTATCGTCTGTAACCTTAAGGCGGCCGGCGTCGGTATCGATGGCCTGCAGAATGTGGCAACGGATGTTTGCTTCCTGGAGTTCGGCTGGCACGCTGCTGTAATGGATCAGGCTGAGGATAGGTTGTACCGTACCGGTCAGCACAAAAACGTGATGTGCACTTACTTCCTCGGCAAAGACACGATTGACGAATGGAACTATAAACTGATCGAAAGCAAACGGGAAATGGCAATGACCATCACCGGAGCCGAAGATGAGACGGATGTGTCATTCATAGACAACATGATGACTCTTTTTAACCAGAAATAGCATGGACTATCACTCGTTTTTAGAGAGCAAGGTACGCCTCGCTCAAAGTAATGGCTTCGAGATAGACGACCATGAAATAAATCCTGCATTGAAGACGCATAACCGAATCATGGTAAAATGGATGGTGGAGGGTGGACGCCGGGCATGCTTCGCTGCTTTTGGCCTCCATAAAACGGTGACCCAATTGGAAACGGTTCGCATCACTTTAACCAGGACCGGTGGTCGAGGGTTGATCATCGCCCCGCTCGGTGTCAGGCAGGAATTCCGGAAGGATGCCGTCAATCTTTTGGGCTGGGCCGAGGCGCCGCGGTTCATTCGACGGATTGAGGAAGCCGGCGAAACCGGTATTTATCTCACCAACTACGAAACTGTTCGGGACGGTAAATTGGATCCTCGCCTGTTTAACGTCGCTTCACTTGACGAGGCATCTATCCTCCGGGGCCTCGGCGGCTCAAAGACTTTTCGAGAGTTCATGCGCCTGTTCACCGGGGATGCCGGTCCCAACGGAAACCGGCGGGGAACTGAATGCGTACCATACCGGTTTGTCGCAACCGCGACTCCATCCCCGAATGACTATATCGAGCTCCTGGCCTATGCTGACTTCCTGGGTATCATGGATGTCAGCCAAGCAAAGACCAGGTTCTTCAAGCGGGATAGCACTAAAGCCGACAACCTTACTATCTATAAGCACAAAGAGGAAGAGTTCTGGTTGTGGGTAGCATCGTGGGCGTTATTCGTTTCGAACCCATCGGATCTTACCGGCAATCCTGCCGATGATGAGGGGTACATTCTGCCGCCATTAGATGTCCGGTGGCATGAGATTGCAAGCGATCACACGAAGGCAGGTGCCGAGCGTAATGGTCAGTTTAAGGCATTCGCTGAAACGGCGATCGGGTTAGAAGGATCCGCGAAGGAAAAGAGGATTAGCCTTTTACCGCGCGCACTCAAAATGAAGGCAATAGCCGATGAGCGGCCTAATGATCACGTTGTTCTTTGGCATGACCTCGAAGATGAGCGGCGAATGATCGAACGCTTGTTTCCTGAATGCCGCTCAGTTTTCGGTAAGCAAGACCTTGACCTCCGCGAAGAAATAGTAAACGATTTTTCCAACGGTCATCTTGCCCAATTGGCGGGTAAACCTTCAATGCTTGGTTCGGGCACCAATTTGCAACGCCATTGTTCCTGGGCGATTTATTCAGGCATCGGTTTCAAATTCAATGACTTCATTCAATCGCTTCACAGGCTTTTACGTTTCGGCCAGAAGGGCACAGTGCGGGTAGACATCATCTATACGGAGGCCGAAAGGCAGATCAGGAAGCAGCTGGAAAGAAAGTGGGCTCAACACAATGTAATGGTTAAAAAAATGACAGACATCATCAAAAAATATGGGTTATCGACTGCCGCCATGGCGCAGCTGCTTACCCGAAAAATGGGAGTTGAACGGATAGAGGTTAAGGGTGAAAACTATACCTGGGTGCAAAACGACAACGTTAAAGAATTGCCGCGCATAGCCAGCAACACCATCGGACTGGCGCTTTCCTCCATTCCTTTTGAAATGCAATACGAGTATTCGCCGAACTATGCTGACTACGGCCACTCCGAGAACTCGGAAGAATTTTGGCGGCAAATGGACTATTCCACACCTGAACTATTCAGAACCCTAATTCCGGGGCGCATTTGTGCCATCCATATCAAAGACCGGATCGTTCCTGGCGGCATTAATGGTTTAGGTTTCCAGACTGTAAACCCGGTTCATATCAATGTCTTCAACCATTTTACTAAGCACGGATTCGCATATATCGGCATGAAAACCATTGTTACAGATGTAGTAAGGGAGAACTCACAAACTTACCGACTCGGTTGGACCGAGCAATGTAAGGATGGGTCAAAAATGGGTGTAGGAATGCCCGAATACTTACTCCTGTTCAGAAAGCCGCCGAGCGATAACTCGAACGCATACTCCGATATACCTGTCGTGAAAGAAAAAAGGATGTACGATAAGTCCACCGGCCAATATAGCAACAACGGCTATTCACGTGCCCGTTGGCAGATGGATGCACACGGTTTCACGCGGAGCTGTGGGGATCGACTGCTTAATCCGGAAGAAGTAACCCGGCTAGAATCCGATGCTATTTTCAAGCTGTTCAAAACTCACTCATTAAATGAAGTGTGGAATTTCGAGCAGGTGGTAAAGATCGCTGAGACAGTTGAAGCCGCAGGCAAGCTGCCGCCGGGATTTATGTTGCTTCAGCCGCAAAGCTGGCACCCCGACGTATGGACGGACATTACACGAATGCTTACTCTTAACGGCTCACAATGGAGCAATGGCCGGGAGAATCACGTTTGCCCTATGCAGTTCGATATCGCCGATCGAGTAATTGAACAGATGAGTAATCCAGGTGATATCGTGCTGGATTATTTCGGTGGGCTCGGTACCGTCCCGCTGCGGGCCATTATGAAAGGTCGAAAAGGGTACGGAATAGAATTGAACCCTGTTTACTTCCTTGATGGGGCGTCATATCTGAAAGCTGCGGAATTAAAGCAAAATATACCGACGCTGTTCGATCTGGAAGAAATGGAGGCTGCTGTATGATACGTTACGACAAAAAACAAACCATCGATTGGGTGAACGGAATAATAGCTATCGACAAATTAGGCGCAATTTGGATTGAGCATTGGATGGCATCAAATGGATCGGCTGTCTATCTTATGGCGCGTACTGAGACTGGCAAGCGCACGATAGCCCGCGTTTCGAGGATGGTATTTAAATGGTTTGATACAGAACTAATCGCGTCGGAATACCTCAATGTAAAAAACTACCGGATAAAAGGACCCGCTACAGGAGACAACCCCTTACCGGAAAAAACAGGCGCCATTCTAGAGGCATTGAAAGGAGGTAAAGCATGAAGAGTTCCCATATAACATTCACGGACTTATTCTGCGGGGCCGGCGGCAGCAGCCAGGGAATACGGAATGTCGCCGAGAAGTATAACGGCGGCGCCGTGACGCCACCGGCGATGGAGTGGCTAGTTGAACGTTTAGTAGAAAGTCTCGCATAATGGAAACAGTTGAATTCAAACCAGGTGACCGGGTTACACTGAAGGATACCTATCACCAGCACCGAGGAAGATGTGGCACGTTCGTAAAGCACTGTACACCGGTCTTTCCCGAATGGTGTCGTGTAAAATTAGATCTGAGAGGTCGAGAGAGAGAACAAAAATTACTAATGATTGAAAAGAAACACATCGAACATGAAGGCGACACAAACTAATTTATTTGAAGGATCGCCGCGGCTACAAATGAACGACAGTATAGAGCTGACTATCCAATCAATTCTCGCGTATGGCCCGCGTTACAAACACTGGTGTATGGCCTGGTCCGGCGGAAAGGATAGCACAACTCTTGTTACGTTGATCGTTTGGCTAATTAAATCTGGACGTATACCGGCACCGCAGACACTTACCGTAATGTATGCCGACACTCGGCTAGAACTTACGCCTCTATTCTTCGCGGCTCAAGAAATCATGGAAGAGCTTCGTGAGTTGTTTATCGAAGTGAGGACTGTAATGGCCCCATTGGAAAAAAGGTTCATGACCTACATCCTCGGCCGTGGGGTTCCACCACCGAACAACAATACTTTCCGTTGGTGTACGCGTCAGATCAAAATCGATCCGATGAGGATGGAGTTAGAACGGCTATTTAGAGACCGTGGCGAGAAAGTGCTCATGCTCACGGGCGTTCGACAAGGAGAAAGTGCTATTCGTGACCAACGAATTATGATGAGCTGTGGTAAAGACGGAGCCGAGTGCGGCCAAGGATGGTACCAGGAAACGATGCCGGAGGCACTTTGTGACACACTGGCGCCTATCCTTCATTGGCGAGTTTGCCATGTCTGGGAATGGTTAAAACACTGGGCGCCGCTGCCAGAATACGGTGACTTTTCAACCGCTATGGTGGCAGACGCTTACGGTGGGGATGAAGCGGAAGAAATCAATGCTCGCACTGGTTGCATAGCATGTCCACTAGCATCAAAGGACACGGCATTGGATAATTTAGTAAAACGTCCAACATGGGCATACCTGTCGCCGTTGAAGCGGTTGAAACCGATATGGCGAGAAATGAGACTTCCGCAGAACAGGCTCAGGAAGACTGGAAAGGACACAACTACAGATAAAAATAAGCAGCGACTTGGCCCTCTTACAATGGAAGCAAGACGCTACGCTTACAATGCCATCATGGCCATACAGGAAGAAATTAACCGTGAAGCTATTATTCAAGGGAAGCCAACGGTTACGTTGTTAAATCAGGAAGAGCAGGACTTTATCCAGAACTGCTGGAAGCAGAATGTTTGGCCAAACAAGTGGGATGGCACTGAACCTACCGGTGACGTGCTTATGGATACAGTTTATGCAGATGGATCTATTCAACCGATCATAAATTTCGGGGATTGATTTTAGACAAAGGAGATGTAATGCCAAGCACTATGGATTTGATCCAGACTTCAATTGAGCGTAGCGACAATGTAGATACTTCCAAACAGAAAATTCCTTGGTTGGAGAATATCATCCTCATTGCCGGCGGCCGCCAGAATCTGATCGACATGATAATTTGCGAATCATTTGAATGGTTCGACTCCTTCGAGTTTAACGCTGCTCGGAAAAGACTGATGGCAAAGGGTCTTTACACGCCTGATAGAGTGGCTGATTTTGAGCCAGACATGACCGCAGCTATCCGAGACAATTTAATGAAACCCCGGGAGAAAGGTTCCAGGGTAGGTTTTGAAGAAGACCAGGTCATAATAAATAATTGGAAATACCTAAGCCCTACAGAAATAGGGCGACGCATCGGAAGAGGTCCAAGTACCGTCAAATTCAGGGCTTTTAAACTCGGTATAAAGCGGAGTAAATTTTAAAGTTAAACATTACAATCAGCGTAATATGGCCAGGAAAGCAGATGCCGGAATAAGGTACTACCCCATGGATAGTGACCACGTAAGCAATAAAAAGGTGAAGCTTTTAGTCACTGAATTCGACAGCCATGGCTACTGGATTTATCAGTGCCTGCTGTGCGAAATTGCCAGGGATAAGGGATATTTTTTCGATACAACCGACAGGGATAACATGATCTTGTTTGCCTCTGATGTCTGCAAAAAGCCGGTGTCATTGGTGGATGAAGTGATCAAAGGGTGTGTCAGGCGTAATCTTTTTGATAAGACCGTGTTTGATATGTTCGGCGTTTTGACCAACGATCGGGTACAGGAAAACTATCTCGAGGCAAAAAAAGAGCTCATAAAAAAGGGTTACATGCTGAAGCTTTTTAAGGAATATTGGGTGATCGATTTTGTAAAAAATGGTGATCGAATCGCCTACATTTCATTAAAAAATGATTCTTCCCGGGAAGAAAGCGATAATTCCCGGGAAAATACAGATAGTTCCCGGGAAGAAGTGCCACAAAGGAGAGGAGAAGAAAAGAAAGGAGAAGAAAAGAGAAGAAAAGAGAGGGAGGGAGTCACTTTCGTTCCCCCCGCCCCCGCCCACGTTTTTGAATTTTTTAAAGAGAAAATACCAGATACATCCTGGTCGTTGAAAAAATGTAAAACGGAAGCCGAAAAATTCGTGGGGAGGTATGGCAGCGTAAACTGGGTCGTTGGTAAAAGCAATACAAAAATGACGTCATGGCAAAAAGCTGCCGAAAAATGGATAACCACCGATGCAGAATTTCAAAAGCCCGGCGATCTGAAAAAAGAAAGTCCCTCACAGGGCCAGCAGCAACGATCTGATCCATCGGTCGAGCCGGACGAAGCCAAAAAATTGGAACTAGCAAAAACTTCAGTGATTGCGTCATTCGAAGAGTTTTCAAGGAAAGGCTACTACGAAGACTTCGGAAATTCTGCGTATAATGCCCTCGAAAAAACGCTGAAGGTTCCGGAATTCTTGAAATTTCTCGCCGGCAAAACTGACCACTATTTTGCGATAGGGATCAAGAAGATTAATGCCAGGACTTGCGAGCCAACTGACATGAAAACTTCCCTACTCAAGACGATCGAAGACAACAAGCTCAACAATTCCGACAGCGCAGTAAAAGCCAGGGTAGCTGGTAAAAAGGAAGCCTTGAACGACTTTTACAGCGAACTGATTGGACTTGAGGTAACGATTAAAGACCTTTTGAATTAAGTAAGTGAGACCGAAAGAAGCCGCAGCGCTCATCAAATCATGCACTGACCGGGGGTGGATTCAGAAAGGCGACGTAATTTACACGCCGGCGCAAGCTGCTGCCATGAACATCCATCAGGAGAAACCGAAGAAGAAGAAGCGCGGCCCGGCCAAAAAACATTCGGACAAACAGGATCCATTTTGCATGCTCGTGCGACAGTCAGCCGGCGTTCACCTCGTAATGGAATTTCGTTTCGATGAAAAACGGCAGTGGCGATTCGACTATGCCAACGAAGAGATTAAGTTAGCGATCGAGCAGGAAGGCGGCGTATGGTCCGGCGGCAGGCACACCCGCGGCGCTGGTTATGTCGCGGATATGGAGAAGTACAACGCAGCCGCGCTGCTGGGATGGACGGTGATCAGGCGGACGCCTCAGCAGATGATGACCGATGAAACGATGGTAATGATCAGAAACTGTCATATTGCTTCACTAGCCGAGGGTGTGGAAAACGCTCATTATGTCACAAATATTTCAGAAAACTGTGACAACGCGTGACATAAAATATCACCATTCGGTGATGGACGTTATTTTTTGTATTTTAGTCCCCCGAATGAGTCCAGCAAAGTTTACCAAGATCGGTAGGCTGCTTAGTATTGAAAATCCTGAACTGGCCACGATGCTGCAAAATCGCATTGAGCGGCTGCAACCTATCAGCGAGGATCTAACCAAGTTGCCGATGATTTACCAGTACTGCCGTGGGGATAAGATGATCTTCATGGCGGTCGCGGTGAAAGTGTACGACCCAGAGTCGCTGATATTACGAAGCCAATATATCAAGAAAGGACTGAGGTTGGAGCTCTCAAAAGTGCTATGCTCCCCGAAATCCTGTGTTTCCAGGATGTTCGGAAATGTCAAAGTTCACATGGTCGCCTACAAATCCTTTTCAGACCTGGTGAATGAAACGTATTCATCGATTTGTGATCAGATTCAAAACAAGCAATAATGGAAATTCTCAACTCAGTAGCAGCATTTTTGAACAGGTTATTTAGCTGGTGGTTTCTCGTTATGCCGTGGGAACAAGCCATTTTCATAAGGGCTGGAAAAAACACCAGATTACTTGGCGCCGGCTTCTACTTCAGGATCCCGTTTCTCGACTCCGTTTACATCCAAACAACCAGGTCACGCATGATAAATATGCCGGTCCAGGATATGTCGACCACTGATGGCAAAACAATCACGATTCAATCGGCAGTATCCTACAGCATTGGCGATGTGGAGAAGCTCTATAACACCATGTTTCATCCGGAGATCACATTGGGATCGATGGTCATGGGTTATATCAGCGAATACGTCAACACACGTGAGCTCGTCAATTGCTCACCTTCTGCCATCCAGGAATATGCCAACAAACGCATCAGCGAAATCGATTACGGGATGAACGATGTGAAGGTGAGCATTATTACGTTTGCCACCGTTAGGACTTATCGCATGATCAGCAGCGATCAAGGCAGAATGTGGGAGAACCTTGAGATGGGACCAAAAAAATAGAATATGGCACGGTCATCAGCTCTTGAGGTAGAAAAAAGGCTCCGCCAAGTCCAGGAATGGATCATGGAGGGACAAACTTGGTCGTACATCATACACCGGGCCGTCACAGATTGGGCGATTACCAGCCGGCAGGCGGCCAGGTACTACGCCGAATCCCTGAAGGTATTCGTGAAGGACAACGATATCACCCTCGAGCAAAAGAAAGCGTTCTACATATCGAGCAAACGGAAGCTCATTCGCGATATGGATCCTGATATGAAGAAAACGCCTCAAGGGGCCCGAACCATTAACAAAATCCTGGATTCCATGGCGCAGCTCGACGGCGTGATGATCCAGAAGGTAGAAGTTACCGACAACACATTTCTCGAGATACTGAAAGCTGCAAAATGAAATTTTTAAAGAACAAGCCTAAGCTGGTGCCGATAGAGGTTGAGACTCTACAGCCCTCACAGCTGCTTTATTTCTGCAAAACGCAGGTGATTGATAGGATAATCTGTCAAGGGAAGGGTATTTCCTGGAACCAGCAATTCGCCGACGATTTAGAAAAGGACGTTCGTCATTACTTCGTGCTAAAGACAAACATGCAGTATGACGTTGTCTCCGGAGTACTGTTCGAACCATGGATCGAGAAGCATAATATTCAGGATCTCAAGCAAGGAGAAAGCGCCAAGAAGGCGATCAATAATTATATCAAATCCCTGTTATAATACATGAACCGGCATCTGGTTGAAAAAGGCGTGAACAAGATCCTGGACTACCGGTCCGCTGATCCCGATAAGGGCTGGCCGTTGTTTTGCCAGGAAGTACTTCGTATCAACCTCGACCCTGAACAAGAAGAAGTTGTGAGGGCCGTTCAAATGAACCCGATGGTCTCAGTGTCCAGCGGCACCGCCCGCGGGAAGGACTATGTTGCAGCTGCATGCGCGATGTGCTTCATGTACCTCACACCACAATGGAATGAGGCAGGAGATCTTTACAGAAATACCAAGGTGGCTCTCACCGCTCCTACCGATCGCCAGGTTAAGAACGTAATGCTGCCGGAAATCTCCAGAATGTTCAACCGAGCAGGCTGCCTGCCGGGCAGATTGACTGGATATGATATCAGGACACCTTATACCGAGTGGTTTCTAACCGGGTTCAAGGCTGATGAGCATAACGACGAGGCTTGGACCGGATTTCACGCCGCGAATACGATGTTCGTGATCACGGAAGCAACGGGTATACCGGATCGTATTTTCCACGCGATCGAAGGTAACTTACAAGGCAATTCCCGGCTGCTCATTATATTTAATCCCAATATTTCGATCGGTTACGCTGCCGAATCACAAAGATCATCCCGTTTCACCAAGATACGGCTGAACAGCATGACCGCCCCGAACGTTAAGGCGAAGAAGTTACTGATCACTGGCCAGGTCGATTGGGAATGGGTCAACGATAAGGTTCATACCTGGTGTAGTCGGATCGCCGGCAACGAGTTCAACGAGGGTGAGGGAGACTTTGAATGGGAAGGAGAACTATGGCGCCCGAATGACCTTTTCCGGGTTAAAATTCTAGGCATGTTTCCTAAAGTTTCCGAGGACACTTTAATTCCTATCGAGTGGATCTTCCTTGCCAATAACCGCTGGAAAGAATGGCAGGAGAACAAGTTCAAGATTCAGGAACCGCTCAAGTTGGGCGTAGACGTTGCCGGCATGGGCCGAGACAGCACAGTTTATTGCCACCGATACGGCAATGTGGTCACAAAATTTGAACAGATGTTCAGCGGTGGTGAAGCTAACCACATGGAAATTTCTGGTCGCACTGCAAACTTGACCCGAGATCCAAAAACCAAATCATTCATCGATACAATTGGCGAAGGTGCCGGCGTCTACTCGCGGCTAAAGGAATTAGAGTTTGAAAATGCACACTCGGTGAAGGGCTCAGAAGGCGCTGATGGATTGAAGGATGTAACGAACGTTTACGAGTTTCTGAATATGAGGGCATACATGATGTGGTGCGTACGCGATTGGCTCAATCCGGCCAATAAACAAAACGCAGCACTTCCTCCCGATGACGAGCTCACCCAGGAGCTAAGTACAACCAGGTACAAATTCAGATCGAACGGAAAAATACAAATCGAGGAAAAGGACGAGATCAAGAAAAGGATCGGTCGTTCACCGGATAAATTCGACTCCCTATCGACTACTTTTTACCCGGGCAAGAAAATCACACAAGCAGGAATCTCAGCACTATCAGCATTACGGTAATGGAAAGACAGGAATTACAAAACAGCATTGCAGCCGGTATAGGTACGGCCATCCAAAAGATCATCCTACAGAAGCAAGATAACAGATGCGAAGAGGTGATTAAACAGTACGAGCCGGAACGGCATAAGGTCACCGATGAACAGGCACGCCCGAAAAAGAAGGTAAAAAAGGACGACATCACCATGCTGGAGGAAGTGAACCGGATTACCGTTGCATTGCAAAAGCTGATCGTAAACCGCGCGGCCTCTTTTCTTGTGGGAGCACCTATCGAACTGCAATGTCTGCCGGCGGATGAGGACCAGAAAACCCTCTTAGCAATGCTTGAGAAAACCTGGGAGGACAATAAACTGAACTTCAAATCAAAATTTCTGGCAAAGCATATGATGGCATATACCGAATGCGCCGAGATATGGTACGTCGACGAGGTCGATCCATTAGAATATTGGGGGATTAAAGGTGTCGAAAGGTACCGGATGCGCATATCCGTACTTAGCCCGAAAAAGGGGGATAAACTTTATCCGGTTTTCGACATGATGGGTAACCTTGTCGCTTTTGGGCGCGGATATGAGGTAAAGGTCGAAGGCAGAACCGCACAGCGTTTTGACCTATACACTGATGACAAAATCTATTACACTTCCCAGACATCAGGTGAGTGGAAGGTCGTGGAAAACGGTGAGATAGCTAACCCGATCGGAAAGATCCCGGTTATATACTACTCCCAGGAAGCCGCTGAATGGGCTGACGTGCAGCGTGCTATCGAGCGCCTCGAGACACTGCTTTCTAACTTTGCGGATACCAATGATTATTTCGGATCACCGATGATTTTCGCGAAGGGCACCATAACCGGCTTCGCTTCCAAAGGCGAGCAGGGTAAGATCATTACCGGCGAAAAAGAGGCAGATATTAAATATCTCACTTGGGAATCTGCCCCGGAATCAATTAAGCTGGAGATCGAAACGCTGTTCGACATTATTTATACAGTCACGCAAACGCCCAATATCACCTTCAAGGAAATGAAAGGGCTGGGTCAGCTGTCTGGAGTTGCCATAAAGCTATTGTTCATGGATGCTCACCTGAAGGCAGCCGACAAGCAGGACGATGTTTTTGGTGAGTGCATTCAGCGTCGCATCAATTTCTTGAAGGTCGCATTATCGAAGATAAACCCGGCCACCAAGAAAGCATTAAGTATGAGTATCATTCCAAAATTCGGCTTGTTCACCCCAAATAACGAGAAAGAAGAGATCGAGATCCTTTCTGTGGCGGCTGGCGGCAAACCAATAATGAGCCAGCGCACCGCTGTTAAACTCAACCCGTTTGTTACCGACGTAGATGAAGAAATGGACCTGATCGGCAAGGAAGGTGCCGGAAGCCTCGAAGAACAATTTTAGGTCCCGACATATAACCGATCCGTTATCAAGGTTATGACAGAACAATCAATACAACGGCTGTTAAATTCCCATTTTGGTGATTACAACTACCGATTGTTTAACTCATTTGTGTACGGCTGGGAAAGTGATTTCTTCTGCGTTTCGAAATCCGGGTATGCCATTGAAGTAGAGATCAAGGTGAGCCGTGGAGACTTTCGAAATGATTTCAAGTGCAAAACTGGTAAACACAATCTGTTCTGTAATCACTTGAAACCGGCAATCGTTGAACGCACTCATCCATGGAAGGGCTATCCCGAAGGTAGATCGCCGCGGAATGGCGAATCGTCTGTAGTATGGTTTTGCACTCCTGCAGACAAACTACCGAACAAATTCTACTACGCCGTTCCCGAAGGTATGATTTCAAAGGATGAATGTCCGCCTTACGCTGGGCTATTATACGTCCGGGGCTATGATCTGGTGATGATCAAACAGGCACCTTTTTTACATAAACAAAAGAATGACCTCACGAAGGTGCTGCTTGATAAGTTTTACTGGAAAAGCACCAACCTGAAAATCAATATTAGCGACTTTCTCTTTTCGATCGGACGAAACCTAAACGATGAAGAACTGGCCAGGCTTGATCAGTACCTAACGAAGCTGAAAGCCACAATTTAGAACCATGCCACCAGTCGACGACCAGTATGAACGCAGGCATCTGCAGAACATCAACGATCTTTCCAAAAGGATCGAGGAGATGTATAAAGAGGCTATCCGAAAAGCAGCCCAAACCGCCGCTGCATACGGCACATCCGCTGCCGGCGGCAAGCTCCCTCCTATCGTTTCAAACTTGGTGGACGAATTGCTCGGGGACCTGAACGGGAACATCTATACGGCAACCGTCAATTCGATAAATAAAAGCTGGCTTCTTAACGATGAAAAATGGCAGATGATCATCGACAAGAACTATAAAACCTTCATTGATTCCGGCAAATACGACATGGAAATCGACTCCAATGAAGCAGCTTTACGGAAATTTATCACCAGGAAGGAAGATTCCAAGACTTTATCGGATCGGGTATGGAGCAGCGTGCAGCCATACCGGCAAGAACTCGAAACAGGGTTGAAGTTGGGCGTGGCAAACGGCAAACCTGCGGCTGAAATGGCCCGAGACCTTACCAGGTATCTCAAGGATCCCGACGGGCTTTACCGACGGGTGCGCAATGAGCATAACGAGCTGCTTCCGTCGAAAGCAATGGCCAATCGCCATCCCGGTCGCGGTGTTTACAAGTCCTCGTTCAAAAATTCAATGAGGGTTACGCGCACTGAAACTAATATGGCTTACCGAATGGCCGACATGGATCGATACCAAAACCTGGACTTTGTGTTGGGATATGAGATCAGGCTGTCTAACAATCACCCGGTTTATGATATCTGTGATGAATGCGCTGGAAAATATCCGAAAAGCTTCGTGTTCAGAGGATGGCACCCACAATGTCGCTGCCATTCGGTCCCCATCCTGATGAATGAAGGTGAATTCGACGAACTTGAAAACGCAACACTGGATGGCAAGCCGGCCCCGAAATCGGATAACCTGGTCACCGATGTTCCCGATGGATTCAAGCAATGGGTAGATGAACATAAAGACCAGGTCGCCAAATACAAAAGCACCCCGTACTGGGTGAAAGACAATTTCAAAAAAGGTAAAATTAGCGATGATCTGAAATTTGCGACCCAGCCGAATAAAGAAAAGGCCATAAAGATAAACAGGCCCATAAAGTCAGCATCCGATGTTCACGCGGTGCTGAAAGATTATTCGGCCATATATCCGGAAGACTTCGCCCGCGGATTTAAGAGCTTCACCCGATCGCCAAACCAAAGCTACTTACTAGAAACAGACGGTAGCGGGCGGATCAGAGTTAATGACCGGACTTTCAAAGTAGAAGGTAATGTCATTAACCCCTATCAGGATCTCATTTCTGCATTCAACAAAATCAAAAATAAGGTTGATCTCACCTTTAACGAGGAGTACGCGATCGAAGGCCTATATCATGAGATCCTTCACAACAAAGCCAAAGGCCTAGAACACCTGCCAAGCCACGCCGCAAGCTTCAAAAGAACGGCGATGGAAATAGCAAACCAATTTGTAGCCAGGCATGATTACGCTAGATTTATTGATCGGATCGGCGGCACAGCGATTAACCAGTCGGCCATCCTGGACAAAGGGTACGGATATCGGGGATGGATCAGCCGATTCCGCGATATCATTAAGAAAACCGGAGCTGATGAAAGCGATATACTGGTAAAGCTGCGCCCTATCCTACTCGAAAAACCTTACGGAAACATTGAAAACGAGTTATTCAAGATCGTGAAAGATATGACGGGTTTGTCATTTATCGAATCAGTAAGGCTGGCGAAGGGTATCTACAACATGAATGAATCTCAGTTCATCGATGCCCTCAATGACATCAAATAGACAGATCATTCATTCGGAAGTACTTCATGGTTTCCCACTCCGGATCAATCTTGTTCCAGTATTCCCTGGCTTTGGCTTTTTCGCCTCGAGCATTGAATAGCCGACAGAGATCCAAGAGCAGGGAATTTTCTGCACCAGGCTTTGCAGCATCTCGCTCGTATTCTTCCCGGGTGACCCGCACGCCGAGATCCGGATAGTTGATGCTTATCAGCGTGAGTTCCTTTTCCGTCGGGTCGTAGTCAAAAATCGTTTCCATTGCAATTAAAAATCAAATGAAAATGCCCCATCTACTTTGCTTCCGAACCTACGTTTGAACAATTGCAAAGTACTTTCATAAGCTACATCAGAAATCAGTGGGATATCAACAACAACGACATTCTCACTAACTAAACTAACGCTCCATCGTTTTATGTTTTGTCGGCCAGCATTTTTTAGCATAAATTCATCTATTGCGATCGTGTCCATGTGGCCGACTACAGTAAATTTGCAGCTGCCCTTTACAGCGGCCGATTGTTCGACTCGCGGATAAAAATCATTAAACCGAGTTTGTGAAATTAAATCCTCAATTCTATCAAGACGCTGCATAAAGTACTCGTTTGCACTTTCCGGGTCAGTGCTTTGGATAATGTTTTTAGCTTGGATAGCGTCATATATGGGGTTTTCTACCGTTGCGTCCGGCCTCAACGCCATCTCAATAGCCTCAGCTAACGCAATTTTGCAATCCTCTACCCCATTGAAAGTATCTTCATAAAAGATTGTTCGCTGATCGACGATATCAAATGGCAACTTTGTACCCTTTTCTGCGAGGGTAACCAACGGCAGCTTGACAGCGTGTCTTACGGCCAATTCATACATCACATTAGGGTTTAGGCCAGTAAGATTTGCTATAACCAATTTGTCCTCGACGATATGTCGTATTATTTGCTTCGGGATCGAACCAGGCGTCGCGATGTAATGCGCCGGAACAGCAATAAAATTGAACTTTGCTAAAACAGGTTCGACTACCGAGGCGATGAGGCCCTTCGTTTTGTTCCAAACATCCGAGTTTACTTCCCCAATTGGCGTGATAATGAAACAATCATCCAGCTTCGGATTTTCCGTTGCGGTTTTTTCTTCAGAATGTTGATCAGCTTTCTTGGCCATTTACAATATTACGAATAACAAAAATAATTTCTGGTTTTATGATATCTTGCAATTATGAAATGGTACTTACATATTTTGCCCGCCGTTATTACCGTTGTCGGCAACATAATATTTTATCTCATAATCAAGGGCCGTATTGATAATAAGATAGAACGGTACAAAACAGTGTTTAACGGAATATTCAAAGAAAAGATTGAAGTTTATCGAGCGTTTTTGAAGCTTAGCCATTCGCTAAGTTACAAGCTGTATGTTTACCAAACATTTTTAAACGACGCGTCCCCTGCGGAAATTAGACAAGCATTTAACGAAATGATTGAGCATTTTTCGATAAATGAACCGTTTATAAGTGTCACGCTCGTTGAGAAATTTAAAACACTTCAAAAGGAACTACAAGAATGCTTTGAAGCTATATTCAGGTACAGTAGCATGCTAACAAATGATCCGAGCAATTCCGGGAAATACGAGGCGGCCTACGTTGAAGCCAAAAATAAGTTGCAGGGATCAACGCTATTGAAGGATTTGGAGAGGTCGATAATCTCAGAAATGAAAAAAGATTTGGGGATTGATAAGCTTTAGAATATTGGTACAATACGAGTATTTTCGCGATTTTTGAGGCATGCAAGACGACAATCACCTATCAATACAGGAAATGATAACGATAGTTTCGGCTTATAAGGCTGATCCCGAAGTCATCAGGCTCGAAAAAGAAATTAATTGGCTTTACGACACATACACCGAACCATTTGTGCTCCCTAATGCGGAAATAACCAGGCGTTGGAAGGATCATGAGCCGCACAGCCGATGGATATCACTTACAGTTGCGTTAAACGACTACATTGAAAAATATCACCCGGGAATGAACACGGCCATAAAAAATAAACCGAAATTATGAAAGCGACAGATGTAAGAATTGGAAATATCGTCAAAAGTCTTAATGAAGAAGTAGAATACTGTATTATCGAAAGTATCACCAAGACCAGAATTACAGGTACCAATAATAATACTCAGGGCCGGTTCGTCAGCAAATGGAATAGCGGGTCTGACTTTTTTCAGGGCCTGCCTCTTACTGAAAAGTGGTTAACAAAGCTTGGATTCTCTAAAATAACAACTAGCCACGACCTGGCGTTGGGTAACTTCCGATGGAATTCCAAAACTGGTTTGTATTACGAGCGGGAAACTGAATCTGATGTCGTTGAGATCGATCTGAGTCATATTGAACATGTTCACGAATTCCAGAATTGCTATTTCGCTATTACCGGTGATGAGCCATTCTTAAGGTAAACCTGTCACACTTCGTGCGTAATCCCCGGCCATCTGTCGGGGATTTTTGTTAAAATCAGACCATTTGCCAATGGTGACATTTTAGCGAGCCGCCTACAGAAGCATCTCCCCTGGTTCGCGATACTTTTGGGCTTTAATCACCTAATAAACCATGAAGGATAAAGTATTGGCGTTCCTTAAACTTAAATACAAGGGTAAGGGCCTTTCTAACACTTATTTAGAAGCACTCGCTGCCAGAATTGACGCAAAAATTACTGAAGAATCGGAAATTGAGGGCCAAGTTGCGGAACTCGATGATCTGATCCAGGATGCTGCAAAAGAAGGAGATCGCCGGGCTACTTTGGCGCTTAAGGCTCCAAAGAAAGAGCCTGCGCAAGAAACTACAGAAGAAGGCAGTGCTACTAAGCCGGTAGCCGAAGATCCTGACATGCCATCATGGGCCAAAGCGCTTGTAAAATCCGTCGAGGGTTTGGGCACTGTGGTTACCGGCATTGTCAAGGAGAAACAAACATTGACCATCAAGTCGCAACTTGAAGCTAAGCTGAAGGAGAAACAAATTCCGGCAGCGTTACTGAAGGGGCGCGTTCCCGAGAAAGAAGAGGACATTGATACTGTTCTTCAGGAAATCGAAGCTGACTGGTCAGAGCTTAAAGGGTCTGGCGTTGTAAGCAATCCGCTTGGCGGGTTGGGACAACCTCCGGCCGGTTCCGGTGGCAACAACAGTGGTGATGCAAAAGTTAACCCAGATGTCGTTGCATTCGCAAAAAAACAAGCTGAAGCCGCGACCAAAAAAACTGCTTAAAAATAAATTTATGGGATTAGGATACAAAAGAGCCTTCTCTACCGGTGACATCCCGGTATGGCAAGGAAAAGGAGAAGATCTCCAGACCGCCCAGGGGGGATTTCTCCTGGACACTACCGGTCTGGTCGCCGGCGCGATCCTGAAAGCCGGCACGCCGATGATCTTCAATGAGGCGACCCGCACCGCAAAGGCGATCACCACCGGCGTCGTCTATGAAAACGCCGGTGGCTCGGCGACCGACTACAAAATCGCGAAAGGTAGCCGCTTTAAAGTTGGGGACAACTTCGGAGCACGAACAGCCAATAAGGCTTACCCTATCACTGTGATCGATACTTCGAATGCGAACTATGATCTGGTGACTGTAGGTACCACGATCGGCGCCGTTTCTGCCAACGATTTCGTGTTCGCCTCAAGTACGACCGGCGCAAACAACTCTTCGTTTGGAGGTGTCAACGGCCTGTTATGGAAAGACACCAAAGTTGAAACTGGCGAAAGTGTAACGGTGATCATCCGCGGAACAATTTACGCCCGCAGGGTGCCATACTCGGTCGATCTGGAAGCGGCACTGCCGAGAATCATTTACTCTCAATCGTATTAAGAAATGGCTATTGTAGCATCATTATTCGGAGACCTGGCTCAGAGCCAGAATCTCCAGGCGCTGATCGACAACTCGGTCGACGCACTTTACACGCAGTCTATCTGGCGCCAGTATCTTGATTGGGGCTTACCACAGACCGACCTTACATTCGCTACCGCCATTGGCAGGTCCCGCATTGAAGCGGCTGCATCAATCGTTGATCCGGATTCTTCGGCACCGCTTCGCAGCCGGGCCGCCCTCGAGAAACTCGATGGTAAGATCCCGACGATGAAGGAAAAATTCAGCCTGAACCAAGATGACTATCGGAAGCTTCGCGTGCTTCAAACCTTGCCGATTTCGGACAGGGAAAAATTGAACCAGCTTATTGCGAAACTTTGGAATGACGTGCAGAACGCTGCAACTTCCACCGATCGCCGGCTCGATATCATGTTCCTCCAAGCCGTATCAACTTTCCAGGTGGATGTCACCATCACCAACAATCCTGACGGCGTTGTTTTTGGCACAGTAGATTTACTGGCCAAGGCGGATCAGAAAAGGACCGTCACCACGGTGTGGACCGACAACGCGGCCGATCCCTTTAAGGACATTCGCGATGTGGTTCGCTACGCTGCGCTGAGTGGCCGCAAGTTCAAAGAGATATGGATTGATCAGGAACTCTGGTTCACGATCCAAAACCTCACGAACGTTAAGGCGGCGATCTCCGGTTACCAGAACCCGGGCAGCAATGCGAAGTTCCTCGTGACGCTCAATACCGTTAACGAATTCCTGGTAGCCAACGGGCTGCCGATGATCAAACTCATTAATGAGCGTAGGGGCATCGAAAAGGACGGCAAAGTGGATACCATCAATCCCTTCAAAAAGGAAAATGTTGTGTTCATCCCTGAAGGAAAGCTCGGGATCGTTCATAATGCGATCTCGATCGAGGAATGGGAAAAGGTCGCTGGTATCAACTACGCGAAGTACGATCGCACCATCGTGTCCAAATGGCATGATAATGATCCGTGGAGGGAATATACCGCGGCAGAACTGAACGCCTTCCCGGCGCTTGAAGCGATTGACGGAATCTTTATTTTACAATCAAATATCGCCACTGTATAATGAAGCCTGAGCAGAACCAAGCCAAGGAGACCGCACCAGGTGCGGCTCCTGCCGCCGGAGCAGAAAACGGCGAACAGACTACCACTGCCGAAAACACAGGGACCTTGCTGGTTTCTGAAACACCGGACTGGGTGGACCAGATTCTACAGTCAAATCAGGCCGTAGTCGATTCCAACGAGAAAGTAATCGCGGCAATCGAAAGCTTTAAGGAGCATTCTGGAGAGTTTATACACGAGTTGGTCAAGGAGTTTACCAATTCCGCTAAGGCCGGCTCGGGAGATATCGCTCAGGAAACGATTAAACGCACGGAGTTGGAAGTAAAGGCCAGAGCAAAGTACGTTGTATCCGACGGCAAAGGCTTCGTAGATAAGGAAAAGGATCGACAGTTTAATTCTGGTGATCACGTGACCGGACTGAACTCTGACCGCCTTAAGATTTTGCTTAACCAGGGCGTTATCCAGGAGCATTCATCTGCCGAGTAATCGGCGCATAGTTCTTTGAAGCATGACAGTTAAAGAGGCCTTGCGAGGACAAATTGAGATACCGGTGTCGGATTTAGCGGTGGATAAAGCGCTCATTGACCAGTCGGTCGATGGTAACGCCATTTACACGAAAGATGATGAAAAGTCGGTAGACCTGAGCCTTGCAAGGCTTTTATTAAGCGTCATCCTGCATCCATCCTCCGTGACAGAAGGCGGGTATAGTTTAAGCATCGGCCAGCGAGACGACTTTCTCAATTTCCGGAAACTGCTTTTGAAGAAATGGGGCGCGCCTGATACGGCTGACCTGGGGAATAACGACAAAATTGGGACCGCGAGTCCCTGGTGATATAACCTTTCGGTTATGCAGGTTATGATAACTCAGTATCCTCATATCATCTCATTTCAACCAGGAACTGGAAACAGTTCTCGGGATGGTAAGGGTGATTGGATCACACCCTTGCCAGGCGAATCTGTTAATGTTCCTTGCCGCGCAGAACCAAACGGCAAGGGCGCGGTGATCAATGGAGCCGACGGGAAGCAAATAGTTTTCGATTGGGCGATATTTTTCCCTAAAGGCACAGGGGAGATCCGAGTTGGTGTGGAGGTTACATTGCTTGGCCGAGACGGTGAGTTTGGCAAGGGAACGATAACGAGATTTTCATCTGGCCAATTGAATTGCAGAGCATGGGTATAAAGCCAAATTTCACAGCAGCCGATATCAAAAAGGAAATAAAGCGAAAGCTTGGCCTCCTGGATGATGCAATTTTTAGGCTTTTCCATTATGTAGGCGAGTCGTTTGTTGCTAACGCGCGAACGAATGGCACCTACATCGACCGAACCGGCAATCTGCGCCAGTCTATAGGGTACATTATTTACAAAGACGGGAGTAAAAGAGCAATAAGCTTTCCCGGAGCTGTACCTGACGGACTTAAGGCTGCAAGGGACGCATTCAACGAAATCCCCTCTGCTGACAGGAAGGGTTACATCTTAATTGTCGTAGCTGGTATGAACTACGCAGCGGCTGTTGAAAGCAAAGGTTACGATGTGCTCACAAATAGCTCGGATAGAGCGGAGTCGATGCTAAAGCAACAGCTTGAATCATTGTTGAGGAACTTCCAAGCATGAAGACGAATTTAGAAATCGTTCAAATCGTTTACGATATCACTCGTGAGAGCCAAGTTGCGTCGATCATTTCTGGATCCGTTTATAAGCTTAAGCGCATCGATGGATCACATCTTGAAGATGTGGTCATCAATTGTTTAGGTGCATCAAATGAAGCAGTTCAATACTGCTTAGTGAACATAAACATACACGTGCCTAACCTAGTCCTGTCAGTTGACGGAGCTAATGTCGATCGATCTCAGGTAGATTTCGTTCGTCTTAATCAGTTGACAAAAATGGTGATCGAGCCGCTGAAGGACTACTGGGGCGATGATTATAACATTGAGATTGATCAGGTAACAACATTCGAAGAGAGAGACATTTTCGAGCACTATCAAAACATCAGATTAAATTTTAGAACACTTAATAAGTAAAAAAATGGCGGAGAAATTTTTATGGGGAGTCGAAACTGTTGAGTTAGGCACCCCCGGCGTAAACGGTGCTGCACCTACCGGTTGGGTCAGATTTGAGGATATCACAGATGATTCGGTTTCACTGACGATACCGGAGCAAACCACCAATGACATCCGGGTAGAAGACAAACCAGGTATCCGGTTGTCGCTTCCATCTGATACAGAAGCTGCTACATTGAATCTCGGCACCATTAACGCCGAAGGTTCCAAAATTGCTACTGTTTCCGGTGGTAGTTATGTCGAAGTTGATGATGAATTCACCCCACCGGCGGATACAGTTATCGTGGAAAAGGCAGTTCGCCTAACAACAAAGCCGCTGAAGGGCAAAAAAGCCCAATTCACGTTCTTCCTTACCAGTTTAGCCTATAACTTTAGCGGAAACTTCACCCGGAGCGGCGTGGTTTCAATGGGTGTTATTGCTAAAATATTGACACCTACTGATGCAAATGGCGTAGCGCTTCCACCCTGGAAACTTAAATACCTTAATGCTGGCGGGTCCATACCGACTTCCTGGGATACTACCCTTACATTCGCTTCGAGCGGCAACGCATCAGGCGGAGGTATTTCAGCGGCAACCAGTGGCGGCGCGGATCCCGATAAGGCGTTCAAATTCAACGTAATCAATCCTCACGTCGGACTTCCGAAAGACATGGAGATCTTCATTGCATCTTCAAACGTTGGAACAATTTCGTTTACGGCAGAATACGCTGGTGAATATTTCTCATTCACTGCAGCGGACGGGATCGAATACTACGGCATTTTTGCCGAAGGCGACGTTGTCCTTACCGTTATGCCTGAATCTGAATAATCAACCCGAATACCATTAACATAGGCAGGCACGGAACACTCCTGCCTGCCTATTTTTTTTCTTATGGAAAGACTAGACGTTCTTAATAACCTGGGTGCTGCGATCACGCAGGAGAAAACTGAAATTGAGGTTGGTTTGACATCGCCTGAGTTTTTTGAAAGCGTGCTAATTAAGCTGAAGCTTAAAAAACCGGTAAAGAAATTTTACCTCAAGCCACTATGCCTGGGACCAATGATCAGGATTGCGCGGATACTACTCGCAGTTGACTTAAAAGAGGTAGATGTAAAGAACTTGCTCTCCACCGGGTACCAGTTGCTTGACAAACACGGCGAAGATGTGGCGCGCGTGATAGTCCTCGCCATCAAGAACAACAAAAAAAAGGTTTCCCGGGCAGACATCGATTTCGTTCTTCAAAATTACGAGGCGAAGGAGATCCTGTCCGCTTTTCGTGTGATAGTCGACAAGATGGACGTGTCGGCTTTTACAGCCTCTATCGCTTTGATCAAAGGAAACATAAAGATTCTGGAAGACGAAGCGAGCCCGGCGAGTACATAGGGGAAAATAGCCTATGGGGGACTATCGGATCCAATATTAAATATTTCCGATACACCTATGACCAAATATTGTGGAAGATGAGTTATCAGAATTTTCAGATGCTGTCGGCCACTATTCCTGATCAGGATTTCGATACCGAAACCGACGAACAGGATAAGTCATCAGAATTAAACGAACAGATCAGCAAGAAAACTAAAAAGAGAGCCAAAGCCACAAGTAAAAATACAGTGATCGCTGAGGATTTTGAAAAGCTGCTAAAGGGAATTTGAAATGGCTGTAAGATTTCGGCAGAATGGAAGTATGAACTGGACGGCGTCGCTCGACGACGATCCGCTGCAGCAGACTGCCGAAAGAATTGAGCAGCGGTTCCTGCATTTGTCCCAAACCATCCAGCAACAAGGTACGCAGTTTGATAATTTCGCAAAAAAGGCTGCGCAAGCTGTTACCGGCTATTTCTCGATAAGTTCTATTACGAGTTTCGTCACATCGATGGTGGCGGTCCGCGGCGAATTTCAGCAGCTGGAGGTTGCCTATCGGACCATACTAAAAAGCAAGTCAAAGGCCGATGCGCTGATGGCCGAAACCGTAAAGCTTGCAGCGGTTACGCCCTTTACTCTCACGGAAGTCGCATCCAGCACCAAGCAGCTCCTTGCGTATGGTGTAGGGGCTGGCGAAGTGACCAGCACGCTCGAGCGACTCGGTAACGTCGCGGCCGGTGTCTCGGCGCCGATCGGCGATATTGCTTATCTGTACGGCACCCTCCGCACACAGGGACGCGCCTACCAACAGGATATTAACCAATTCACAGGGCGGGGTATTCCTATCATCGCAGAGCTCGCCAAGGTATTTAAAGTAACCGAAGGCGAAGTGCGTGGCTTGGTGGAAGCTGGTAAAGTCGGTTTCCCACAGATCGAGGAGGCATTCAAGAATATGACCGGATCTGCCGGGATATTCTACAACCTGATGCGCGAGCAATCGAAAACGCTCACAGGGCAGCTCTCCAATCTTTCAGATGCTTGGGATCGGATGCTCAATGACATGGGTGAAAGCAATGAGGGGGTTTTCAATGCAGGGATCCAGTCGGCGATCTACCTGGTAGAACATTACCAGGATGTTATTGACATCATCAAGGTACTTATCGTGACCTACGGCGCTTACCGGGCGGCCCAGTACATCCATATTGCCTTGATGGAAGCGCAAATGACTGCGACCAGTTTGCTCGAGGTGATGAGCGCACGACTTGACAAGGTTATGAAGGCATTGAACGCCACGATATCTGCAAACCCCTATGTCTTGGCCGCTACCGCCATTGTTGCGCTTGCGACAGCCTTCTACGTGTACTCGGACAGCCTCGATGCCGTAGGTGAAGCTACGAAGGAGGCGAATTCACAGCTTGATATTGAACGCAATAAACTGCAGCAGCTGCTGGATGTCGCCAATAATGAAAATCTTTCGAAAAAGGCCAGGGAGAGGGCAATCAAGGATCTCAATAAGCTGAGCCCGGAGTACCTGGGAAACCTTAACCTTGAAACCCTAAAAACCGATGACGCGAAAAAAGCACTTGACAATTATGTCAAGTCGCTTGAAAAATCGATCCGGTTAAAAATTCTGAACAAAAAGCTCGAAGACCTGATCAACCAGGAAAACGAGGGACCCGGGTTCGGCACGAAGATGCTGGATCTTGTCTTCAATGGCACAACCGGGGGCGTGAACGCGTTTGCACTGAATTCGACTATCAATAACGCGCTTGAGCAGCAGAAGGTAAAGGATCAGATCAAGAAGCTCACCGAGGAGGTTGACGAAGAAACAAGTAAAGTAACTGAAAAGGTTAGGCGGGATATCGCTTCAATTGATGCTGACATAGCGAGTAAAAAGGCTGAACTGGCAAAAACCACAAATAATGCTGAGTATAAACGAGTCGAAGCTGAAATAAACGCTCTCGAACGTGAGAAGGCTCGTATTACTGGTATCGCTACAAAAGCGTCAAAGGAATACAATAAATCGCTGGAAAAGAAGGCTGAATTGATTGCAAAATTGGCTGCGCTGAATGAAAAATATAGCGTTGCCACCGAATCCCAGGAAAAGCAAAAGCTCGCTGAGATTAAGGGTGACTTTGCTGCTTTACAGGCAGAAATTGATAAACTAAATAAGAGCAAAAAAAACAAAGCGGGCGCGCTAAATCTCAATCTTGCCCCCGCTCTTCAAAAGGCCATCAATGATGAAACAGGTCTCCAAGAGGTCGAGCGGACCAAAACGATTATTGAGGAACAGAAGCAGCTTTTCAATGACTATGAGGCTTACAAACTGGAATACGGCGCAAAAAATGCCGACCAGCGTTTTGCTGAAGAGTTGCGAGGCTATGAAACGTATGTCAAGTATCTCGAATCGCTGACGCCTGTTGAGGGTGATTTATCGGTACGCGCTAAAAAGTTAAAGGAGTACCTGGATAAGGAACTACCAAAAGCCAAGAAAGAGCAGGCAAATAAGGAGTTCGACTATAACATGGCGAACCTAAAAAGGGTACTGGACGAAACCCGGACGGCGAAAGTTGAGGAGGCGCGGATCGAAGCAAAATTCGAAAAGGATCTGTCAATTCTTCGTACGAAATTCAAAGGTGAGGAATTCGAAGCAAGGAAAAAGCAGCTTGAGCGGAATCGTGCCATAGAGCTAGACGGCGTGCGAATAATGGCGTTTGAGGAGACGAAGATCGCCCAGGATATGGCAAAAAACCTGTTCTTTATGACGCGGGAGCAACTCAAAGAGCAGATCAGGAATTTAAAGAACGACCTTAAAGATAAATCCCTTACCCCTGCCCAAAAAGAGGCCGGCAAGAATGCTTTAAACCAAGCTCAAAACCTGTTGAAATCGTCAGGCGGTACGGGTTTGGAGGCACTTTTCCCTGAAGCCGTCGCGATCAAGGAAGCATTGGATAAGATTTCCAAATCCTTCGGGATGGCGTCGCAGGATTTCGCTGAATTATCCGGCGCCTTCGAGGGTGTCAACGACGAGCTCGCGTTCACACTTTCAACTATTTCGCGGATCACCGGTGTGGTGTCGAATGTGGCCGGAAAGCTGGCAGCTGGCGATCTGTTTGGTGCAATTACTTCCGGCATCGCCGGAATTATGAGTATCAATAAGAGGGTAAAGGAAATGAACGCTGCAGCCCGTGCAGAGGTCCAAGCCTATTACGATACGGCTTACAAAGGCGAAGTTCAATATTTGGCATTGCTTCGCGAGCGAGCCCGGGAGCTTGCCGCCCAGGAAAAAGGTACGCTTTCCAACATTCAAAAGCAGCGCGTCCTTCTTGCTACGCAAACATCGGACATCGATAGAAAGTACCAGGAGCTTTTCAATAAACTACAGAAGCAGCAGTACGTGGCCAGTGTCGACTACCAACACGGCACCTGGTTCCGAAAAGCGAAAGTTACCCAAAATATGGCGGGGCTGTCAGGCCTGACCTATGAAGAAATAGAGAAGCTTTTCACTGAAGGCAAATTGACGAATGGAGCGAAGGTGCTTTTCGAGCAACTACAAAAACTGAAAGAAGAGGGTGGCGACGTCACTGAAGCTTTGGCATCCGTGGCTGCCAAAGCAGCGGAAATTTTTACCGGCACGACGGCAGAGGCGATTACCGACACGATCGCGGACGGATTTGCAAACGGATTTACGAAAGTCGAGGACTTTGCCGCCAGCACCGAGGACATTATTCGCAAGGCCCTTTTAAACGCTCTGAAATACCAGGCGCTCGAGGGGCCTATCAAAAAACTATACGAGCAGTTCGCGAAAGACGCCGAAAGTGGCGGTGCGTTGGACGCTTCCGAGATCGCGGCATTTACTGCAGGCATCAACAAAACGATCACCGATGCCGCGCTCTTTGCTGATCAGCTGCAGAAGGCGACCGGGATCTCCCTGGGGAAAGTTACAGATAACTCGGCGAACAAGAACAGCTTGAAAGGCGCGCTCGCATCTGCATCCCAGGAAAGCATAGACGTGCTATCCGGATACATGGCTTCCAACCGCCTGATTCAAATTGATATGCTGGCGATCGGCAGACAAAAATTAGCCTCGATCCTTCAAATTGAAATTTATACAGGCAGGACAGCTACCAATACTGACAGGCTGGCAAACATTGAAACAGCGCTGGTTTCAATAAATAAAAAAATGGATATACCCGTCGACGCATTAAGGTCTGGTGGGCGAATTCCTTAAACGAATATCATGGCAAAAAATAATATAACAACGGCTGATCAGGCACGCAAGGCGGCCCTGGCAGTAAACGAAAATGGAAGCGTAGCAATTTTCGACCGGATCAAAGCGATAGTTGAGTGCGGCGGATTCTATTTGGATGTTAAACATGAATTGTCAAAAAATACGCTGGAAAAGCTGTCTGAAGGTAAGTTCCTGATCATTACTTACAAGGACGATCGCGTAGACGGAACTGTTCATCGCATTAAATGGTAACCGATGAACGCTAAGGGTTTATACTTTTTGGAGGGCTTGGATATGTGGCTTACCTACGGATGGGCTCCCCTATCCGGCAGCGACGATTTCGTTCCGTTTCCGGAACGAAAGGATCCACCTTCTCATGACTGGGGCGACGAAGACGGAATAGAGTATGATCTTACAACACCTGTTTTTATGAACCGGCAGGTGACGATTGGCGGAACCCTTCATGCTTCCAGCAGGACCGATTACAATATCAAGCGCGCCGCACTATGGAATGCATTAAAGGCTCCTGGACAACTTGATCTGATGGTCGCCGATTTGGGCACCACCTATCAAGTGTTTTACAGCAAATCCTCCGGCAAAAAATACACAAAGATCAACGCTAACAAAGTAGTCGTCGAACTGAATTTAACTTTTACAATAATAAATGTATAAAAATGGCTATTAACATTAAACCCGGTCCTAACCTATTGATAGCGAAGGCCACAGCAGAACTCGCGGAGGTTTTCGATGACGACAACCTTGCTTTTATCTATCGCCTTGAAGGTAGTTATGATTCATGGAAGCCCGGGCGTCCCAACAACGCTATCGAGGAACTCGAAATTGATGTCAGCTATCTGGTGATTGCTACGGCTGAAATGGATCTTTCAGCACTATTTTATTAAGCATGCCGAACAACCTAAAAACTGGGCCTAACGGCAGACGCGCTACCCAGGCAGTGTCCTTATCGACGATTTTCAACGCGTCGAACTGCGGCGTCGTGTACGCTATCTCTGTACATCCTATGACCGGTGAGCGAAATTACTCCAGCTGGAAGCCGAATCGGTCTGTAAATTTTTTTGATACCACTGTTCCGGGCGAGGTTTATATGATTGTGTCACTGTCTGAAATGGACGTCAGCAGCTATTTCGAGCCACCGTTCGAGGAACTACAATCGATAGTTAACCTACTTTTCACATTCGAAGAAGAGGAGGGTGAACTGGAGGCGACTGCGGAATTTGAGCGCGTTAAGTATGGCATGCACGCCTTTTATAATTGGGAGGCTGACGACAGCCAAAGGACTATGTACGAACTGGCTTTTAAATTTCTGCTGGGAACTATGCACGATGGAGTACCAGCAGGAGACGGTCAGCAGTACCCAGGCAAGCGCGAAATACTAACGGACGGTTGCGGTAACTTTGTGCTTCCCCGTTGCACACATGCGATCTTTACGGTAGCTACGAACGGAAATCCGTTGGTAGGTGGAAGCAATCCCGTTTATATTACCTGGCCGCAATTGGTAGAGATGTACGAGAAGGGTTGGTCTATCAGTGATCATCAATGGGGCGGAACCGCTGTTTTCGGCGGTTACGAAAATCGCTATCAGCAGGTGGAAAAAAACCTGGAACTGATCTATGACGAAATGAAAAGTCGCGGTGTTGACGTTCGCGTTAACGCCGGTGTCGTTCCCAACAATGACCCTGGTTATGTAAGCGTTTGGGCACATATCAAGGATTTCGCAGGGATGTCTTCCCAAGGCTTCGGGACTTATGCAAATGATGGCTACCCGATTCAGTACATGGCAGACAGCGGCAAGCCGCCGGGGTTCGGAAACCTTCAAAAGGTTTACGATGCCATAGACAACGGAGATCCTATTTTACTGGCCCGTGTGTTTTGGGAAAACTCGCTAACGCTTGCCAGTGATGCAGTGGACGGCCTGGCCGGCGAAATGGCGGCGCACCCGGACCAGCGGTTTATTATCAGGTGCGGAAGTCACGGACCTACATACGTTTCCGGTGATCCTACCGAATGGAATACCTGGAAGGCTTATATGAACAAGGTATTTACGTTACTGGGGGATAAGATTTGCTTTGCCTCCACCCAAGAGACTTGCGAATATATGCAGGTAACCAGGAAGGTAATTAAAACCGAAACTATCAACGAAGACGGGACCCTGACCGTGCAGCTGGACTATACCGGCGTACCGGCTCATTACCGCTGGCAAGACATTACGCTGAAGCTGACCGCAAATAAGACTATAGCTGGCATTACGCAAACCGGAGGGGCTAGGATCGAAAAGGACGTAGATACGGGCATCGTAAATATAATCCGGGAAATCACATCCTTTGCTGACCCGTCGCTGGAAGTTGATCCGCCCGAAATACTAGCTGCAAATATTGTTACAGGATCGGCAAACAAGATCAATTTAACGCTAAGCGAACCCGTCTTAATGTCGGTGTTTTCAGCCTTTAGGATCGCCGATACGGTAGAAAATCAGGCTTTACCATCCACCCATACCGTTACAGGCTTGGAGGGGTCCGGCACGTCCTGGCGGCTTGTACTCGGTTCTAACGTGGTCGCTGGCGAATCGGTCAAGCTATACTATTCAATGCAAACCGGGGACGTGCGCTCCGTTGCAGATTCATCAAGAAAACTACCCGCTTATTGGGGTGCAGCAGTTAACAACACAATTTAATTTTTTAAAAGATGGCAGATAATATTTTTAAAGGACCAAATGGCCGGCAGGCCTTGGTCGATTTCGAATTTGAAGGAAGCATTTTCGATACACCCGATTGTTTAAGGATCTACGGCGTAGTTATCAATTTCGACGAAGAAACAGATGAGGAAATTGATCGAACCTATGGCAGTTGGGAGCCCGGTCGCCCGAACAATGCAATTACGTCAGCTGTTGCCGGCGAAACTTACATTTTCATTATGGTAGATGATCCGGAATTTGCCTTGGATGCGAGTGAACTTGTTGGTCCGCCGCTTGTAGCCCCTATTTATACCGTTTTGACTGGTGATTATGTAACCGGGTTACCCCTCGAACATGCTACGGTCTCTGATGATGGCGTAGATTTCGTTACAACCGGTGGCGTGTTTGGTCGTGCTCGCACCACTTTACATATTCCTTCAGGGGTACAGGGCTATGTAATGATGGGTATGGAACAAACAGGTACAGCATCGATGATTCTTGATACTGTTCCAGACGGTACAGCTCAACCAGCAAATGAAGGAACGCCACTAGAGATCAACGGAAACCTGACCAACGGAAGAGTATCAGGAAAGAATTACAGCAATACACACGCAGGAGGCACCACTTATCCTTACAACTTTTACAATACAGCGGATCAGACAGGGTCTGCAACATTTCGAATGCGGATCTTACTACTTTCATCCACCGTAAAATTCCAGTATACTTTAAATGTCGGCTCGGATCCGGATACTGCTACCTGGATTGATCTAACCGCCGCAAATGATGGGGTAACTAATACCTGTCCGCGGCCGTCAGGTAACCTTTATCTGCGCTTCTTTGCATTTTCTGGTTCAGCGCATGCCTACATCAACAAACCAAAAGGCAAGGGCCTGGTACCCAACTAAAATAAATCGATGAATTACGACATTTTAAGGGGCAGTAGCTTAATTGCTACTGTCTCCCCTTCTGGCAGTATTGAAAGGGCGATAATGGGTCCTAATATCGCAAACATGACTTTTGAGCTTAGCAGCTTGATTCATTTCCGTGTGGGCGATCATGTCGTAATACAGGGACAGAATTATTACATAAACACCGAGCCGGATGTAAAAAAGGAAAGCTCTATCAAGTTCATTTATTCTTTGAAGCTGGAGGTTGTTTTATATGACCTTATACGATCGAAGTACTTTTTTTACAACAGTGAGAATGTCCTTACCAAGTCCGAATTCTCTCTCATGGGAAACGCTGAAACGTTTATCGACCTGTTGCTTTTGAATGTGGCCCGCCGGCAGACCGGTTGGATAAAGGGCACTGTGGATGTGACTGACACTCGGATGCTGACATTCAATAATGAAAACTGTCTTACTGTACTTTCACGCTTGGCCGAGGAATTTAAAACCGAGTTTTGGATCGAGGGTCAAACGATCCATCTGACCAAACGGGGGAACCTGGTACCTTTGGAACTTCAGTATGGCCGGGGTAACGGCCTTTATAATATTGAGAGGATTCAGCAGCAGGATAAGCAGCTCGTAACAGTATTGTATGCTGAGGGCGGCGAAAAAAACATTCCTGCTGACTACCGCGGTTTTTCTTCGCGATTGCGACTGCCATCCCCTCTGCTTTTTCTTGAGAGGAACGTTTCCCAATACGGCGCCCGGGAAGATACGATCGTATTTCCTGAAATCTACCCTAAACGGATCGGAATTGTGACAGCAGTTGGTGATGAATTCACCTTCACTGACACGGGGATCGACTTCGACCTAAATTTGCAGCTGATTGACAAGGTGAGCGCGAAGGTAGAGTTTCAAACTGGATACTTGGCCGGGAATAAATTCGAAATTGAAGCGGGGAGTTTTGACTATTCGAGTAAAACAATGCGACTGCTTGTCAACCAAGAAAGAGATCTGGTCATGCCTTCGTCTGCTTTTAAGCCTGCGGTGGGCGACAAATATATCATCAGCGACATTATCATGCCAAATGCATATATTCTAGCCGCCGAACTCGAATTGCAGACAGCTGCTCAAAATTATCTGAATCTTAATTCAGATGCGCGCAAAATCTACCAGGTCACCTGCGACAACATCCTTTTCAAGCAATACAATTACAGCCTCACATTGGGAAGCTATATAACGCTTACAGATGATGATTTCGGATTTAGTGATGCAATTCGGGTACTGGGGTTCAGCCAAGACTTACAGGACCCGTCAAAAATTACGAATCTCAACCTGTCCGAACAGGTTGAGATCAACCGCTACACCAAACAGGCCAATGCACAGGAAAATATTGAAAAAGCAATCAGGCAAAGTCGCCTATTCGACGTTAACCGAGCCAGGCTAAATTGGAGAACCTCTCAAGAGCTGAAGAATTTGGTTTTCGATCCTGATGGCTATTACTTCAGCGAAAGCATTAAGCCGCTTAGCATTGAAACGACGATGATTTCCGTAGCAGCTAAGTCACAGCAGTTCGTTCTTTCTGAAATCATCTTCCAACCTAACTATTTAGGGGATTCGGCGAAGTTCCGTTCTTCGGCCGGTAAATTGGATCATTTTAGTATTTCGGAGGAAATCAAGACATGGAATATATCTGCTTTCAGCAGTGACACGTTGGCTCCGGCCACTGCATACTACATTTATGCGAAGTGCTCCAAAGTGGGGATAGCAGGCACAATAGTACTTTCCATCAGTCAAATGACCGTTGACCAGGATCCCACAGATTATTATTTTCTGATCGGCGTGGTGCATTCTCCTGTGGGGTCGGTACGAGGAATATCCCTAACATACGGGCAGACCGCAATTAACGGAAAGTTTATCACAACCGGAGCGATTTTTAGCACGGACGGCCTCACATACTTCGATCTTGACGCGGGCGTTATTGGCGGTAAAATCGCGTTCGCATCCGGCACCACCGGGTACGACAACATTGCAGATAAGCCGGATCTTTCCAGCTACATAGACGCGGAGTATGTCGACTTGCTTATAGCTGATTTACAGGATCAAATTGATGGGCAACTTATCAGCTTTTTCGAGCAGCACGATCCTACCACATCTAACGCGCCGGCGATTGACTGGACAACGCCCGAATTGAAGGCCCAACATGCTAATGACACGTTTACTAATACCGATACCGGGGCCTCATGGCGTTGGGTGCTGGTATCTGGTGTTTGGGGTTGGGTTCCCATCGCGGATACCGCTACAGAACAGGCTTTGGCCCTTGCCGGTGAAGCCCTAGATACAGCGGACGGCAAACGGCGTGTTTTCGTTGCCACACCCACAACGCCTTACGATGTAGGCGACCTTTGGGTACAGGGGTTCAGCGGCGACATTATGCGTTGCCAGACAGCCAGAACCAGCGGCATCTACATGGCTGGGGACTGGATAAAAGCATCAAAGTATACCGACGATACGGTCGCGGAAGCTGCTGTTCTTGCCGCCGGTAACGCAGCCGCGGCCGCCGGAATTGCAAATGCCCAGCTGGCTGATATTGCCAACGATGGAAAACTTACACCCGGTGAAAAGCACGCTACAAAGGGTGAATTTGATTCCATTACCGCGGAAAAGGCTGCGATTGAAGCCCAGGCAGATAATTACCTTATCACCACTGAAAAAACGGCTTATACCACTGCCTATAATACCCTATACACATATTTGGGTACGCTCAATTTGAGCACAAGCGGTACCGAAACCATTACGGCCGCCGACTTCCGAGCCAAGTTCGCCGACTATTACGAAAAACGGCAATTGCTGCTGAAGGCGTTAGCCGATAAAGCTAAACTGATAGCTGATAATGCCGGTACTGCCGCCGCTGCAGCTGCATCATCAGCTGCCACAGCAAACGCATTGTTGGCCGATATCGCCAATGATGCCAAACTTACACCCGTAGAGAAAAAAGCGGTTAAAAAAGAGTGGGAAATCATTCAGGCCGAAAAACCAACGATCGACGGCCAAGCGACAGTATATTCCATTACCACCGAAAAAACGGCATATGATACGGCCTACGATGCACTAGATGCCTACATAAGTCCGAAACTCACCAGTTTAACTACCACCGAAACGATCGTTTCCGCCGATTTTAGGGCGGCTTTTAAAAACTACTACGACAAAAAGGTCCTTTTACTGAAGAAAATATCGGACCTGGCAGACGGTAGAATTAACACAGCACAAGCAAGTGCCGCCAATGCCATAGCAGACGCACTTGCTGCATACAACGCCGCCGGAGGCGTAGCATCAGACCTTTCCGACCTTTCGGGATCTTTAGGGGGCCTGGCTTTTGAAGATCTGATTGGCGCAGCTCAATTGGATTCAACGATAATCGACGGTGGTTACATTAAAACTACCCTGATAGATGCGGAATGGATCAAGTCAACGGTGATCACCACAGATTACATTTCCGGCTTGGATTTGGATTTTGTTACCGGCACTATCGGGGGTTGGACCATTGAAGCAAGCGCGTTGACGGCGGAAAGTGTCATAAAGGATGGCGTTGTTATAAGCGGAAATCCGCATGTTCTCATTCGCGGGTACATCGAGTACCAAAACAGCGGTGGAACCGTGATCGGCTATCAGGAAGCGGCTTTCGGCAATGAACTGGAAGATCACATTTCTGGAGATCTTAACAGCGAGCTCGCCAGGCTGATCAACCACAGGCCATATATCACCAGTAGCGGAAGCCCCAGCCAAAACCACGCCCTTTATTTAAGTGCAAAAGGTGCCGATAATAATTTTGCCTTAGAAACAAACGGCGGCCGTATTCAGATTTCAGCCACGGAAATTGGTGATTATATCCAGCTTTCGAGTCCTGATATTTATTTAAACCCAGGCACCCTCCATATAGGAGTTGATACTGGATATAGTGGGATCGTTTTCACCTCTTCAAACCCGACACTCAATTTTACCAAAGGAATATTAGTAGGAGTATCATAATATGAAATTTGACCCAAAAGAAATCGTAATCATGGATTTAGCCGGTAGAACACTTAACGTATCGGACCTTAACAAATCCATAGGAAATTTTATCTACCAGCACGCGCGTACGCTCGATTGGCTACCAATTGCCCAGTCCATTCACGCAAATGATCCTGCCGAGCTTAGTGAAATCCAAATCAAGCAGCTGGAGGTGTTGGTGTCCGCTGACACCTGCCCGTTTATAGTCTGCGTAAAGGATGCAATTCTAAGATATCTTTCGCAGCTAAAAAGTGATCATTGACCGATGGCTTTAGCTAAAGCCACGCAGGGTATTATGATAAGCTGCAAAAAAAAAGGTCACCAATTGGTGACCTTAAAATTATTGGGGGGATATCTTATCCTCCGGTATCAATATCTGATAACAAATTCTGGAATTTTTCACTGATGGCCATAGTGTTTGGTTTAATATTTCAAAAGTAGTAATTATTTTATCTTTTTTATTATCGCGATATATCCTTGTTTTGGGTACAATATGCCCTGATATTCTTTCTCTAAGAACCCCTGCGATTCGTTGTTTGTTTTAAATTTCTGCAGGGTACCAATGTCGATAAAATCGAGTGTTAATCCGGCATGTAGGAACTGCACCATAAAGTTATGCCTAATATAAGAACTTATCGCACCAATTATATTATCACAACGTAAAGGGTAACGTTTTTTTACAACCATTTCAATGTTATACCCCGATTTGCCGGATAAGGTTACTTCATACCGCGTTTTTAGTCGCTTGTTTTCAAAACTGGACTGGTGGGATACATGCTGTTCTTTTTCATTTACTTTAAACTTCAATATTTCGAAGTTCACTAGCTCGGGGCAATCCCCGCAATGAATCGTATTTTCAAATTGGTGCACAAAAGTTTCATTCGGCTCAACAGGTATAATCGTAAACCTCGTCTTTTGTATAACTTCAACAATGTCCTCTGCATCATCAACGACTTTTATACTAACATGTTGCTTATAATTGTCATAGTATTGCACGGATGTGGTTGGAAGATAAATTTCCTTGACGTCTTTTGTGACCTTTTGGCTAATTGCAGGAAATTTATTTTTCAAGAGCTCCTTAGTGATTTTCTCCCAGTATTCTGGCAGATCAACCCGGTTTCTTAAGTATTTTACGTCATAAATTATTTCTATTAACTCTTCCTTGAATACTCCCATAAACTGAATACTCTTCAGCATTAAGGCGAATAACGCCCCGGCAAGCATCGTTTTTCCTAACCCTGACCATAATTCTGCGAAATGGTCATCGTCGAAGTTTGCGAAGGTTCCAAAGAGAAAAAGCAGCAAACCAGTTATAAAGGATATCCATGGAACGGCACCGAGAAATGTTTTGTTGTTGAATATTCGAGTAATAACGTTCATTTAGATAATTTCTTTAAATATATATCTAATTATTTTTTATTTCCAACATAGGACAATTGTTATCAAAAATATTTCGCCGGAGGATATGTTGTGATCATTGACCGATGGTTCACCCTTAAATTATCGGAAGGGCCTTTCCAGCATGAACTTTGAACAAAACAAAAGCAATGGCAGATTTCAACAAAGCATTCCAGGTAACAATTGGTCATGAAGGCGGCTATGCGAATAATCCGCTGGACACCGGTGGAGAGACCGTCTTTGGTATCACCAGGCGCGACCATCCCAATTCTTCAATATGGCACGCGGTTGATCAGCACAAGAAAAACCATGGGATGCCGGCCGCAGTGGCAAAGATCAATGCTGATAATTTCATTCTCGAGGGTGCAAAAGCTATTTATTACAGTTCCTATTGGCAGATTAACCGGCTCAATGATATCAATGATCAAGCTATCGCGAATGAGCTTTTCGATACCGGGGTAAATCAGGGTACCGGTCAAGCAGCTAGGTACCTCCAGCGCGCGCTGAATGTCACAAATAAGAACCAAAGGCTATATCCCGATCTTGTGATTGACGGTAAGATCGGAGCTTATACGATCAACGCCCTGAACAGTCACCCGGATAAAGCTTTGCTTTACAAAATCCTAAACGTAATGCAGGGATCCCGATACATCGAAATCATGGAGAAGGCGCCCAGTCAGGAAGCGTTTGCAGTGAGTTGGTTCAGCCGGGTTGATTTAACAAAAAAGTAATGGGCCATGCAAAATCATATACCGAAAATAACCTTTTTGCAGGTCGCGAAATATCCGGGTACCTACATGCTGATCATCGCCGTGTCCCTGATGTGGTTCTTCGTCTACAAGTTCGGCGGGGCCTCTGACCAGGTTAATATAAACTGCGAGGCTGAAAAAGCGCAGCTGAGGTCTGACCTTGCAACTGTTCGGCAGGAGAAGGACGATCTGGTGCAGGCGCTACTCGTGAAGAACGGAATAATAAATGAGATCAAAAGAAACACTGACAGCCTAGTAAGGAACCGGGTAGGCAATGAGGCCAAACAAATAATAAAACGATGATGAAACACTGGACACTCGCAACCGTGATCGCCTGCTTACTGCTGGCGGTCGGAGCCATAATTTATGCTTTTCATGAGAAGTCACTTCGTGACCAACAGGAGGAAGCGTTGCTGGCACAAAAGAAAACTGTGCAAGCCGAAGCCACCATCATCGCCCGCAAAGTCGATAAAGAGGGCCTCGAGCATGTGACGATAGCTGCGGCCGAAAATATTATCTCTGCCAGCCATGCAAGCACTACCGCAGTTAGCGTCGGAATATTGGACACGACAGCAATGGCCATTGGCATACTTAAAAAGCAAATCGAAAATCTCACGCTGATCAATACCACCCTGAAGGCAGATAACCTGCGCGCGAAAATGGAACTGGATGAAAAAAAAAGACCAGTTTATTCGTACTCCGATAAATACCTTGATCTTGCCTACCGGCCTGGAAATCCCACTGACAGCGCGGACCGGGGATCCTTTGATTTCAAATACAACGCCGATCTTAACATTACCCAATACTGGAAGCGCCGGTGGTTTCTTGGAGCAAAAAAGAGCTTCATCGATATCTACAGTAACGACCCAAGGACGACTGTGAACGGTGTCAAGCGGCTATCAGTCGTTCAGAATGAGCCCCGCTTCGGTCTTCGGGTCCAAGGGGTTACCGGTTACAATTTAACGACTGGCGCCACCTCCGCTGGCCCGGGCATCCAATTCGATTTTAAAAGATTCAGCTTTCAGGGAAGTTACCAGTACAATTTCCAGGAACAGGAATGGCGGCCGGGCCTGCAAACACGAGTTGATCTCGTTCGTTTTTAATATATTTGTGAATGAGATTGCGTCACGTGTTAACAGGACAAACGGGGACCTTTTTAAAGGAATATACTCCCTCTGGTAGATTGTCAACGATTCAGATAGGGTTAGATGATGGGCGAATTTACTTTGCGCCCGCACATGAGTTTGTTCAGTCAAATGAGTCTCGACCGGTAATTCAGACTGGGTTCGATATGTCGCTTATTTCAACAGATGTAGTCTCACCTCGATCCGTTCGATTTCCAAAGTAACAGCTACTACGAAATCATCAGGTAGTAGCTGTCCGCCAGTTTGACCCCAATCGCCGGAAGGGGCACGATGAAAAATGTATCTTCCTTTTACTGTTACAAGGGTCCAGCTGAAAATTCCACTGCTATTGCTCTTATAAACGTAACGAACATACCAGCGACCTCTCCATTTAAAAGCGATCTTTCGTTGCCAAACCACGAATGGGATCATATAATCATAATTTACTAACAAAGTTAGCAAATTATGTAGCATCCTCATATGGTTTGATTTCGGCAATTCTTTATTCCGGACTTTTCAGGCAGGCTAATCGTTAAAATTACGACCTTTCTTGTAATCAGTGTTTTGAGTATCTACTCCCAGCCCTCGCATGTAAATCATGGTAGTAGCAAGATCCCTGTGCCGAAGTAACTTCATGATCTTATAAAGGTCCTCGCCATCTTCCCCGAGGTGCTGCGCCCTGGTATGTTTGTAACGATAGATACCATGCTCTGTCGGCGGTATGCCCATTGCTACCTTGTAAGGCCGGAACTTACCGGCGAAATAGTCCTGACCGAGTGGGTACGGTGCGCCGATCCTAAATTCCGTTGCCGAAAGGTTACGAATATCCCGGGGCTTGCCGAATATGTAATACTCGGGTGGCATCTTATCGATACCAAGCTCATACAGCAGGTCCAGGAAATCGGGATAAAGCGGGATATACTCCGTCGTTCTGTTTTTGGCAGTCCCAGAATCGATGACCAAAGTTTTTGTGCGGAAATTAAAATCCCCGGCACGAAGATAGATGGCTTCCGCCTCGTTCCTTAGCGCAGCGTAGTAGATAAAGCTGCAGAACGTGTATAGCAACCGGTCTCCATTGTCGAGCATCATCTCCTTCAAGCGCTTAAACTGCCAATCGTTCCAGGCTTTGTTCCCGGGGTGGTGAACCTTCTTCCTGGAAAGGCTCCTGGTTGGCACCTTATCGACAAGATCGTCGTAGTTATTGTGGTAGTAATTGAAAAAGGTCGTTATGTTGTTGAGGTAGTCATTGTAAGTCTTTCCAGACCAACCCCGTTTTGCCCTATGGTGTTCCATAAAACTCGTGACTAAGGCTTTCTTTACGTCACCGATATCAACATTGCCATAGCCTGAACTGAGTACCCAATCTTTGAAGAGATTAAGTTGCTGTTGGTATTTCTGGTAAGTATTGTCGCTTAGGCTATCTGGAACAGAACTTTTGCAGTGTTCAAGATAGTCATCAATAAGACCGACAAGGCTTGTGTTACGCTGCGCGGTAAAAACGCTGTACTCTTCGTAAGGTGTCCAGCCGTCCTTAAGCAGCTCATCGAGGACTATGATCAATGCTTTACCATGCTGCCGGCGCTCCGCTTTTGTTTTGTACTGGTTAAATCCGACATTATACCTGCCGGCGCGCTCCATTTTGCCGGTGATCGGATGCTGATAGTTTAGCCAGACAAACCAGTCCTTTTTAAGATCTCCGTTAGGGGGTTCATACAGGAAGGGGCCTTCCCATTTTGGTTTCAC